TAAAAAATTTATGCAATGTGGCTACAAACTAGTGCTAGCCAAGCAGATACCCATTAGGTTTTTTTACCTTTGGATACAATTACATAGCAGCACTAGCAGCTATATACGCTCGAAAAAACAAAAAAAATTTTTTTTAAAAAATTGGCGACCTGCTATAACAGGGAACTATGCTGTAAGTTATTGCTGTGTAAGGGTATCTGGTGTTTATTTTGGATAGTATTGTGCTGCTAGTGAATAGCAGGTCTTTTTTTACGAGGTTCAAAACTATTTTTTGATAACTGTTCATTGGCGCGTGCGCGTGAATCTTGCTTTTTTTGATTGTTGAATGGTAGTATGTGTATATTGATTTGATTGGTGATTGGAGCCGATTATGTTTAATTGGGAAGACTTGAATCTGCCGGAGATTGACTCTCCTGAGGCCACGAAGAAACGTCTGGATGATCTGTACGCTCAGCAACTGAAAGAGATCGGCATCAGCACGAAACCTGAGCGTGGATCTCCTGGATTTAACCTCTCTATTGCTCAGTCGCGTGAAGTCAGTGTTATGGCGGCGCTTGGCCTGAAGCCAGACGAGATAGCCCTCGTGCTCAACATCGACCAGAAACTGCTCAAGCAATTCTATTCGCGTGAACTGTCAGTTGCCGGTAAGATCAGCAACCTTGTTGTCGCCCGTAAGGCGCTTGAAATGGCGTCCTCGGGCCGATTCCCAGACATGACTAAGTTCTGGCTCAAGTCGCAGGCTGGGTGGAAGGAAACGAGTGGCATAGAACTCACCGGCAAGGACGGTGGCCCGGTGGAAGTGGTGTCTGCCCGTGATAAACTTGCTCAGGCGCTGGGTACGCCACTGCCTTAGGCGAACTCTGCACGGACAAAGGCCAGCATAATGCTGGCCTTTTGTTTTTGGTGCGGGCTGCACCGTATAGCAATACCTCTGTGGCTTGCGTGGCGGAGCCGCCAAGGCGCCAATATACGCCAGCTAGTACCAGCGTAGCGGCAAAGCTGCTACGAGCGCCTATGGCTCCGCCACGCAAGCCTGTCCCTCAAATGCAAAAAGGCCTCCCAGCTGGGAGGCCTTTGGCGTGGTGGGTTGGTTCTGGGTTACTGGGCGCTGTCCTCGCCCTGTTGTTCGGCGGCCTGTTGTTCGGCGGCCTGTTGTTCGGCGGCCTTCGGTTTGATCCAACCTGACTTGAGCGCCCACTGAATCTCGCTACTGGCGGTAATAACGCGGCCAGTTTTCGTGATGCTCTTGACAGGTGCCACGGCGAAGAATTCTTCGAACGACTTGCACGCCCAGACGTGTTGCCAAATAGCCCACTTGCCTTCGTCCGACTCGGCATTGCCGGACTTCTTTACAACCTCATACTCACCTTTTAGAGAGCTGGCACGACCGCCAGACTTGCGCTTGTTGTTGGCACCAGCCTTCCCGATGTCCAGGTCTTCTTCAACATTCTGCTCATTGTACATGAAACCTTTCTCGGTGAAGTCGGGGTACATCACCTCGAACTTCTGGATCAAGGCAGTGCGCAGCTTCGGGTAGTCCAGACCGGCAAGGATCTTGCTCGGCCTGCTCATCTTGGCGTCGGCCATTTGGGTGGCACCTTGTATGGTGTATGCGCCAGTGCCGACGGACAATTCCAGTAGCATATCGCGAGTGAAGTCAGCAGACAGTAGCAGGTCACGGGTAACATGCAGATTCTTAAGAGTGGCTTTCATGGTCTTGCTCCTTATGACTGTATGGTTGAGAGGCCAGCACTGCGCTGACCATGACTGAACTATAGCACACTTTCCTTCCGTGGCAATACTTTTTTTGTGACCTGTACCATAAATATTTTTATTGCCCCATAAGTTTAGCTAATGCCTCCCGTGCATATGCATACAACGGAGACAGGCGCTTGACCTCGGATCGTGGGGCAACGGGGCAACGGGGCAACGGGGCAACGGGGCAACGGGACAACGGGACAACGGGACAACGGGGCAACGGGACAACGGGGCAACGGGACAACGGGGCAACGGGACAACGGGGCAACGGGGCAACGGGGCAACGGGACAACGGGGCAACGGGACAACGGGACAACGGGACAACGGGACAACGGGACAACGTTCTTCGTCGATTGATGACCGAGAGACCCCCATTTGGATGAGTGCATCGGCCTCCCTGCCCACTCACCCGCAGTCGAAATTTTTGAATGTTCAAAAAATTTACATATGCCATTTACATACTCCCCTCAACCAACCAAGTTTCCTACTCCAACCCGTGCTACACTGTGTGCTCCTAACCAACCAAGGGTGACGACCCATGAGTGATAAACCAGACACCAAGCTCTTGTCCAAGAAAGAGCGACTAAATCTTCTCCCAGAAGAAGCTCGCATAGAGTTCTTGCAAAAGTTGACAGACCAAGAAGCGGAAGCCTTGCTCTACGACTGGGAGTTTAACGGACGACCCAAACAGCTAGAGGGAATCGAAAACCAGAACTGGTTCCTTTGGTTAATTCTTGCTGGACGAGGGTTCGGCAAAACTCGCACTGGGGCCGAGAAAGTTCGACACTGGGTGGAGAAGTGTGGGAAGAAGCGTATTGGCATCATTTCACCGACAACGGCCGACCTCCGAGACGTTATTGTTGAAGGCGAGTCTGGTATTATCAATGTGTTTCCGCCATGGAACCGGCCAATCTACGAACCGACGAAGCGAAGAATCACTTGGTCAAACGGAGCAATCGCGTCATTGTACTCAGGAGAAGAGCCAGAGCGACTCCGTGGACCACAGCACGATGCACTCTGGTTGGATGAACTTGCTGGCTTTAGTAGCCCTGAAATCATGCAACGTGCATGGGACATGGCGATGTTCGGTCTACGACTCGGTCACAACCCGCAAGTGATCGTGACAACCACACCCAAACCTGTCCCGTTGGTCCAAGAATTCATCAAAAAGATCAAACAACAGATCAATGACATGGAAAAAGGGAAACCGATAGAAGGTCGAATCTTGTTGACCACGGGTTCCAGCTACGAAAACAGGACAAATCTGGCCGGCACCTTCTTCCAACAACTCGTTCAATATGAAGGAACCCTCCTTGGACGACAAGAAATTCACGCTGAAGTACTTAACTTGGAAGAACAGGGGATTGTGAAGCGTTCTTGGTTCAAACTTTGGCCTGCGAACAAGGAATTGCCTCGTTTTGACTATATTATTCAGTCTTACGATACGGCTTTCACGGAAAAAACACACAACGATCCCACTGCTCACCAGACTTGGGGCGTTTTCAGACCAACATCTGACTCACCTTTCTGTGTGATGCTGCTCGATTGTTGGACTGATCACCTCAAGTATCCGGATTTGCGGGAAAAAGTGACGCATGAGTTCAAAACAACTCGGTACGGCGGTAATCCAAATGATCCCTTTGACAAAGGTCAGCCAGCCGACCTGATTCTAATTGAAGAAAAGGGTTCTGGCATCACATTGCTCCAGGATTTGGGACGAGCTGGTCTTCCAGTGCGGTCTTACAACCCCGGTAAGATGGATAAGATTCAACGGCTTCATGCAGTTTCGCATTTGGTGGCGAATGAACGTTGTTATATCCCGGAATCTACGAAGGTGCCGGGGGAGTTTCGCACTTGGGCGACGGAATTTATTTCGGAAATCTGCATGTTTCCGAATAGTTTGCACGATGACCAAGTCGATGCATTCACACAGACACTGGCTCTGCTTCGGGATCAGTCATTTCTTTCTGTTGACCCTGTTGAGTACGACGAAGAGTATGCCGATACGCCTCGGACGAGGCATAACCCTTACGCTTGCTAAACTCAAAAATTAGGTGTAGGCTGCGGCCTACACCTAACCCACTTGAGCTTAGAAAATGGGCGCACTTGAAGACTATGTTCGGTCGCAACGACGCACAAAAGACCGCAATGACCCAATGCGGGATAGTGTTATGTCGCGTCCGTCAGAAACTTGGCAGTCTGACTATGAGCGCAAAGGTGGTCACGCGCTTGAGCAACCGATGGTGTCTCCCGATGATCTTATCGGCACAGGTGTCCCGAGTAAAGTCGTGGGTGTATTGTCCAAGTTGGCTGGAACCAAGGCACTCGGCGGCGGTGCGCTCGGTGTGTTAGTCGGTATGCGTGGTGCAGAACGAATTGGTAGTAACATGATCCTGGACGCGTTGTCTAAGGAGCATGAGTTCGCTTCTCAAGCCAAGCGAGCAGGTCAAGAGTACCGCAATCAACACAACTCAGGCGACTTGCGCGTCCATACTGGATTTGATGGGAAACCTTGGTTCGAGGTCGGTGATGCAGACCTGCTTCCGCGCAAAGGCAATACGCAATGGGGGAAACCCGTTCCTCTCTTGGATCAGTGGCGTATTCCTGACAAATTTTTCAAGGCGTATGAACCTGAACTCGCAGCCACGCGACTTGAAAATTCTCTGACAGAACCGCTCGGCACAGGTTTCTACGCCCGCAGCGCGAATGAAATGGGTCTCGGATACGGTGTCGGTCACCTGAAACCTGAGCACCAAGAATTTTTCCGTCAGTACCCAATGGCGGCGGATCAACGGGTTCGCTCTGCGATGGCGCACGAGTTGACCCATCTAGGACAAGGTGCTGAAGGTGCGATCGGGGGCACCACGCCTGAATATATGCGCGATATTCTCCACGACAAGAATATTGACTCGCAGTTTGAAAAGTACCTAATGAAAGCCGGTGTTTATCGCGATCTTTCTGAGGGTAAAGACCCGTTGGAACTGCTTCGTACTTACGGCGAACTCGGTATGAGTAAGGACAATTGGCGAGGGATTCAGCGAATTATTCAGAATGCGCACAAAGAAGACCCTGTCGATATGATGGAATTGTCTCAGATCAATACGGATTTCGCCAATCGTATCATGCGTAGCATGGAAAAACGAGACACACTACAGGGTCTTTTGGATAAGGGTATTTCATACGCCGCGCCATACGAAGTCAAGACCAGCGCCAAAGGCTTCGGACAAGATAATCCAATGAAGGGTCTCTCTCAGGAGCAGGTGGCCGATCTTTACACCCTATACCGAGCCAATGCTGGCGAAGCACAAGCTGATCAGGTCGCTGAGCGTCTAACCCTTCCGCTTCAGCACGCTTCCGATGCTTCCAAACGAACAACCCCATTCTTTGAGGATTTCCCGTTTCCGCCGGAATTCCTTCATAGCGTGAGATAATCATGGCAGATATTTCTCAAGGTGTCCTTCGCCGCTTACGTGAAATCTATGATGATCCTAAAGGCGTACTCGCGCAGTTGGTTGATAATCTGGACAATTTCAACAAGGGTCGTGTAGCCGAGGCGAAAGGCGGCGCTCTCGGCTACCGTACTCTTTCTACCAATGAGCGAGCCGAGCAGATGATACAAGGCGCTCTTGACAACTTCGGTTCTGGTGGTCTTGGCGCTTTGGGCGTTATAAAGAACAAGGGAGGCAACTGGCTGACTAGCGAAGTCGCACAAGCTGTTATGAAGGCAAAGCGCGGTCCTCTAGCAAACGCTATCAATGCGATGGTGCGAGCGTACCCCGGCATGGATCCTCGTCGCGCTGAAGCACTTGTTCTTGAAAGAAAAACACCCGCTCCAGCCCAACCGCACGAAGAAGCGCTCAACAAATGGGTCGATGGTCCTTTCAGCAGATACATCAAAAATGACATGGGGACGATGAAAGACCCTGTTCGTCTGTTGGCAGACCAAGGCATCTACCATGTTCCGGAGATGGAGCGCATTAACTTCGACACGCGTCAATGGGGTAATGACTGGCGTCCTGGACAGACTTGGGAAGCCAAAACACCTCAGTCTAAACTCTGGGAGGGATATGCTGATAGCGTGATCCACGACCACCCTGCACGCGAGTACTTACCTCCGGAACCTGTTGAACTCTACAAGTCGGCTGATACAGGTATGCCTGTCTATGGTTTTGACAACAGTGGTTTCGGTACGACCCTGCGACAATCACCACACGACGGCACCTGGAGTGTTGATCACAGGGGAAGAAGACTTCTCGACGAAGCTACTTACGAAAATGCGCTGACACACGCTCAAGCTGTTCAGATGGATAAGGAAGGTAAATCACAGAAGTTTTTCCATGAACCATGGATAAAGACTCTACCACCTGAAGAAAAAATCTATGGAATATCTGAACCCAGACATTTCTTGGGTGATTCCGGATTCGAACAAATGTTCGAAGACGTCAAGAAAGCGATGACGGATGAGAAGCTCCCTGCTCACCTGAAACTCGCTCCAGAAGACCTTCAAAACATGGGTATGGAGAAGATGATCCGTCATCTTTATTCCATTCGTGAGCACGAAGGCGCATTGAAGCGTGCTATGCGAGAAGGTCTTCCGACAGTGCAAGACTTCGGCGACGGTTATCGTTTCATCGAACTCAACAAACCTGGTTCATTCGCTTCTGAGTCTGATGCGATGGGTCATTCAGTGCGTGGCTACGAGCCGGAATACGGTTCACCTGATTGGACTGAAGACTCTGGGCAGGACGGTTTCCTTGACTATGGTCACGGCGGTTGGGATGCGATCAAACATGGTCGCGCCAGAGTTTTGTCACTTGTGGATAACCACGGAAAACCAAAAGCAACAATTGAAATGCGCAATGACGGTGTTCTACCGTTGGATTACTGGCGCAGCTATTTTAACAGCGAATACGGCCTCACACAAGAGCAGTTTGAAGAACGTGCTACTGACAAATATCGTTCTCAATTTTACGATGTTATGGATAGGCTAGACAACACACCAGAGTTAGACAAGGCACTCACAAAACACCTTGTTGACAATGGTATAGATCCTTCAGATTCTAATGTGATAGACACATTGATGAACAAATTTGGTGATCACCCTGACGTCACACAACCACGATGGGTGATTACTCAAATCAAAGGTAATTCCAATCAAGCACCTGATAAATCGTTTCAGCCATATATTCAACGCTTAATACAAGAGAATAATTATCCAGTCAAAGCAGATCACAGTAACGCCGGTCTTGTTGATATGAATATGTTTACTGATGGTCTGGTGAAAGGCCTGATGAACAGGACACAGGCCGAAAAAGCTCTCCGAGACCTAGGGCTGCACGAAGAGAACATCGCTGGTCAAATGTCTAGTTTTGATCAGTTACTGAAAGACTCGTTTAACTACTGAGACACTTTATTTTCAGTCGGCTTTATTGTACAATAAACCAAATTTTCCGAGGTCACGTCAATGGACGAAGATGAACTGAACCCCCTTACTCTCGGCGAGATGCCGGAAAACATGGTCGAGAATGAGGACGGTTCAGTCGATGTTCTTCTCGGAGAGGAAGCGGAAGAGCTAGAAGAAACACCGTTCCAGCAAAACTTGGCTGAAGTGTGGGATGAAGACACTCTCTCAGTCATCGGCGGCGACCTTGTTGAACTTGTTGAAAAAGACCAGAAAAGCCGCGAAAAACGAGACGAACAATATCAAGAAGGTATTCGCCGCTCTGGTCTAGGAGACGATGCTCCGGGCGGTGCTGATTTCGCTGGCGCTAACAAAGTGGTTCATCCAGTGTTGGCCGAAGCCTGCGTGGATTTTGCCAGTCGAGCAATCAAAGAGCTATTCCCGGCCACTGGTCCTGTAAAACCTTGGGTCGCCGGAGAAACCACTCCGGACAAGATGGAAAAGGCGCAACGAAAGACGCGCTACATGAATTGGCAACTTACGACTCGTATCAAGGAATACCGCGAAGAGCTCGAGCAGTTGCTGACACAAGTCCCGATGGGCGGTTCGCAATACATGAAGGTTTGGCGTGATGATCGGTTGCGTCGAGCCAGAGTGGAGTTCGTCCCTGTTGATGACATTTTCCTTCCGTATGCTGCAACAAGTTTCTACACAGCGCAACGCGCCACACATCGCCAACTCATCACACGTGACGAGTACAATCGTCGAGTGGCTTCTGGCTTGTACCGCGATGTTTCTGATCCTATTGTCAGTAGCTCCATCCCTGATCAATCAGCTTCAGGTGAAGCAAACGATAAAATCGAAGGCCGAGAAGAAGACGGATTTAACGAAGACGGACTTCGTGAAATCTACGAAATCTACACGTACCTTGAAGAAGGACAAGACTCGGTAAGCGGAGGCGACTACGCTCCTTACATCGTCACAGTAGACGCTTACTCTGAGCAAGTTCTTTCCATCTATCGCAACTGGGACGAAAAAGACCCGTCGATGGAGCGTTTGGACTGGATCGTTGAGTTCAAGTTTATCCCGTGGCGCGGTGCGTATGCTCTCGGTCTCCCGCATCTTATCGGCGGCCTAAGCGCCGCTCTGACAGGTTCGTTGCGTGCGCTTCTTGATTCTGCGCACATCAACAATGCCGCGACGATGCTGAAGTTGCGCGGTGCTTCCCGTGCCAACGGTCAAAATACACAGGTAGACATCACACAAGTCTGTGAAATAGAAGGACCTGCTGGCGTTGACGATATTCGCAAGCTGGCAATGCCGATGCCGTTCAATCCTCCGTCACCTGTCCTCGCGGACTTGATGGATAAACTTTACAGTCTGGCAAAGGGCGTCGTCGCTACAGCAGAAGAAAAGATCGGTCAAGTTGGTGACCGCACACCTGTCGGCACCACAATGGCGCTCGTTGAGCAGGGCAGCAATACGTACGCAGCTATCCACGCACGTCTCCACGAGTCACAGAAACGTGTTCTGCAAATCTTACACAGGTTGAATTCGCAGTATCTGGACGACGACGAAGGATACGAAGATCAGATTTCTATCGAAGATTTCACTGGTTCGATGGATGTTGTACCTGTCTCAGATCCGACAATCTTCTCCGAAGCTCAACGATTTGCACAGTCTCAAGCCATTCTTCAAATGGCCGGCGGAGACGCGCAAAACCCGAACATACCTTGGAATCAGATCGCAGTTCGCCGCCGCATGCTTCGTCAGATGCGCATTGAGAATATCGACGAGCTTCTCCCTGCGCCCAAGGAACCTATCAGCTCCGACCTGCTTTCTGAAAACACAATGATTATGCAAGGTAATCCACTAAAGGCTCAGCCTGAGCAGGATCACCTGACGCATATTCACGGCCACCTGATGTTCTTGACATCTCCAGTCCAGATGATGAATCCTCTGGTGCAGCCTCAATTACTGATGCAATTATTGCAGCATATCGGCGAACATATCCAGATGCATCAGACGCGTGTCACGTTGACATTTGCAGCAGATCACGGTATGTCTGAGCAAGGCATCGTTGCCGGATACCAGAAAGCCATGCTGATTCTTCAACAGGATCTTGCTCCGGTTATTCAGACGATTTCGCAGGTTCAGCAGCAACTTCAGCAACGGATGCCGACACCGCCTATGCCTCCTGAAGTCCAGGCCTCTCTGGAGATTGCCAAAATGGACACCCAGCGTAAGTCTGAGTACGACAAGGCTACGCTCGCTAATCAGCAAGCCAAGATGCAAGCTGAAAATCAGCTGGAACAGAATCGTCAAGCTATCGAACAGAATCGCGTTCAGTTTGAACAGCAACTTCAAACCGCGCAGCATCAGTTTGAACAGATGATAGAAACGATGCGTCTTCGTTCTGAAGACCAAGCAGAGCAACTGCGTCAGCAAGTTGAACTGATGAAGAACGAAGCTGACAATCATCAAAAGCAGGTTACTGACTTGCTCAAGAATCGCGACGACAACGACACGAAGATGGCAATCGCACAGATGCAGCAACAACTGACCAGTATGCAAGCGTCTATGAGTCAAGTTGGTGAACGTCAGCCCGAACTAGGTCCAAACCTGGAAAAACTCCAGACAATGCTGGACCAAATCGGTAGACAGCAGACAAATGACGCATTATCTGAGATCATGAATGGACTGCGTGAAACGATCACACACCTTTCTAAACCAAAAGTCACCACCTTGGTCAAGGATGCAAAAGGCGAGACCATCGGTGCTAGGAGCGAATAATGGCTAGTCGTTCTTTAGAAGATCTCGTGCCGTCGGTTAAAGCCAAAGCACAATTGTTCATACAACGTTGCGCCGAATCCGGAATCGACATCCTGATTTACTGCACCTATCGTTCGAAGGAAGAGCAAGATGAACTCTTTGCACAAGGTCGCACCAAACCCGGTGACGTTGTCACTAATGCTCGCGGCGGCCAATCTTTCCATAATTATCACTGTGCATTCGACTTTGTTCCGCTTGTGGGTGGAAAACCTGCATGGAAAAACGCAGATCTCTACCTTAAGGCTGGTATCATCGCGGAATCAGTCGGGCTTGAGTGGGCTGGGCGTTGGGCCGGTAAACTCCGCGAAACTGCACATTGTCAGTTCTCAAACGGATTGACGCTCGAACAACTTCAAGCTGGGGCTAAACTTCAATGAACTGGAAGGATACACTTGCTAAACTCGCACCGACTGTTGCAACTGCTCTTGGCGGTCCCCTCGCTGGCGCTGCTGTTACTGCTATCGGTGAACTTCTGGGTATTCCTGATGCGACTCAGGACCAGATCAAGGTTGCCATTGAGAATGGTTCACTAACCAGTGAGCAGGTCTCTGCGCTTCGACAGCTAGAGCTGAAGTACAAGGACGAAGAGGCTGAGCGAGGATTTCGTTATGCTGAGCTGGAGTTTAAGGATCGTGACTCTGCGCGGGTACGAGACTCTGCGATTCAGTCTTCAGGTAATAGGAACTACCGAGCTGACGTGATGTTTGTTCTGGCTGTCGGTGTTATCTGCGCTCTTGTTTATGCGATCTGGAAAGACCCATCTATCAACGAGTTCATGAAAGGAATCGTGACACTGGTACTTGGACGATTCCTTGGTTATCTCGACAACATTTACTCGTTCGAGTTCGGTACTACTCGGGGTAGTCAGAACAAAGACTCAACGATCGACAAACTGGTGACGAAATGAAGCAATTTTTCATCTCACTATTCGTAGCCGCTTCGCTCGTTGCAGGCGGCTATGCTTTTGGTGCTGAATGTACCATCGAGCGTACAACTCATGGTAAAATTAAGCGTTCTTCGTACCAAGTGGCGAAGTTCAAAAAACTGAACCCTTGTCCTGCCACAGGGCGTAAAACAGGGTCTTGTCCGGGATATCAGATCGATCACATCGATGCACTGGAATGCTGCGGTAAAGACGTAGCCACGAACATGCAATGGTTGACCATTGCGCAGCATCGTGAAAAAACAAAATTAGATAATGTACGTTGCAAAGGGGCGAACAAATGAGTGAACCTATTTGGGACGGCAATGAACGGAGAATGGGAATGTCCGATCAAGGTGGAACTTTGCAAGCCAAGCTCGATGCCCTGAACAGTAACGTGGAGCGACTCACAACAGTCGTTGACGAAAATACAAAAGCCTTGTCCCGTCTCGCGGTACTTGAGGTCAATCACAACAATAGCAATGCGGCTATTGAACGAGCTTTCAAGTCCATTGAAAAAAGCCAGCGAGAACTCGAAGAACACATCAAGATAGACGAGAGTGCGCATCACGGGTATGACAAGTGGCTTTACACAGCCACCGGATTTGTCATTGCTATTAGCGTCTTCTGGTCGGCGGTCGGTTATCGCGTGAATGCTATTATAGACGACCAAGTCAAAGCTGTCGCGGAAATGCGTATGCACATACACGACGACAAGGTTACTTCCCCGGAACAAGTTAGGGCAATCGTTAAGTAAGGAGCCATCATGGCCGCAACCGTCCAAATCGTCGAGAAGAATGGTGCTGGGGGCACTCAGACCGACAAAACTTCCGGTAACATCCGTTTCAAGAATGCAGACAATTCCACTGTAGACCTTGTCAATCCGATGGTCAAGCCCGGTGCCGGTGTGGATTACTCATTCGAGAAGTGGCTTCGCATGAACGTGTCCGGCGGCACTTACACGCAGATTACGAATATCAGGGTTTACTCCGATGGCGCTAATGGACTGGGTACAGGGGTAAGTTTGTACGCGAAAACTGTGACGGCTTACGCAACCCCGGCTGAAGCCACCGCTACCACGGGATACACCGACTTCTTTACTTATACCTCTGGATCTCCACTGGTCCTCGGCGCTGGTCCTTATACATCCACTGGTGAAAAAGGGGATCACCTAGTAATGATGCTCACGGTAGGAACCTCAGCGACTGGGGGAGTAACTCCATCCGAAACACTGACACTTGCCTGGGATGAAATCTAATGTGTGTAGTCCATGACATCAGAGTTGAGAACGGGGTTAAGCATGGAACGGACGGAACTATAACCGTCTCCCTACTGGAAGAGGGTACGATGTTCAAACGTCGAGCTATTAAGGGCGTGGGTACTGAACAGGCACGAGAAGAGTGTTGGTTGGTAACCGAGCTTAACGGTGTTCGAGTCTACCAGCAAGGTGCGCATGTCATCGTTACTACGCAAGATCTGAATCCTTGAGGTGAGGCATGTCTGACAATACAACTCTTCCTGGTACTGGTGATGTAATTGCCTCTGACGATATCAGCGGAGTAAAGTACCAGCGCATTAAACTGGGATTTGGGGTTGATGGGGCATATGATGGAGATGTCGACCAGCTTAACCCTCTACCAATACAGCCTGCCGCTGCATACTACATTGCTGGATCAGGAAACACTTCTACCGCAAATCTTTCTGCCGGGGCCACCTTCACCGGAACAATTGAAGATGTTCTTAGTCAGCCCACCTGCTCTCTCCTGATTAACTCTGATCAACCTCTACAAGTTACTGTTCAGCAGTTTATTGATGCCACAGGGGTAAATCAAGTTAGTTCTTGGGTGTTTAGTTTTCAAGCTAATCAAGGTTTTGCTCAATCATTTACCCTAAATGGTAATTATTTTAGACTCATTGCCCAGAACGTAGGTACTGCTGCTACAACACGCCTGAATATAAACACCTACTACGGAACTATTCAACCCGCAGGCCTTGTTCCAGCTCAGGCGTCCGTGCCTGTGGTCTCTCCCGACGGTGTTCAACTTCTCAGTGCATCTATAACGAACACCGGGTCTACTTCAGTGGTAGATACACTTGGCTACTTGAGCATAGTGATGCAATTATCCGGTATCTGGAGTGGGAATATTTACTTTGAGCACAGCAATGATCTCACTAACTGGGAACTAATCCCTGTCATTCAACGAAGCTCATATGGTGTTCAGGATATCGTCAATTGCAACGGCATATACACGATAAAACCCTCTGGTAGATATCTCCGTGCGACTACCATTAGTATCACTGGAACAGCTTCAATTAGTATTCTTGGGCGTTCTGGGGTAGGAGTTGACTCTCTTGATGTCTTGTCCTTGGTTACGGACAAGACATCAGGCATGGAGCTTAATGTTAGGCCTACTGGGGATTTAGGAAGAGTCTTTCCGCAGGAACCTGGAAGTGGCTCCTTATTTACCAATTCCTTCAGCCCGCGTTTTAAAGGGGTTATTAGCCTTACCTCGGTAGGTAATGTTTTGTTTGATGTGCCTTGCGACCAGTATCAAAGTGCCTTCGTTGCCACAGGCACATACGGTAGCGGAACTATAACCGCTGAGGGGCTTTATGCTGACGGATGGAAGGCGTTGACTGGTTTCGGCGGAGCAGTGGCTTCAATTTCTAACGGAGCCCTGACCTCAGCACAGTTTCATGTACTAAGTCTATATGGTGCAGAACGTATACGAATTAGGGTGTCTAGTTCATCTGCAGGTCTGAACGTTCCGATCACAATGCGCCTCTCAGCTCAGTTTGTTCAGCATAGCGTGGGTGTGTTTACCGCATTCGGGCAGACTACACAGGTCGCCGGGACTGTTAATGTCACCCCAACGACTCCCACAACCACATTCACTAACTCGGCCGCTACGACTAATGCAACTAGTATAAAGGCATCTGCTGGCACGCTATACTGTGTTAACGTTACTAATACCGGAAGTGCTGCTGCATTTGTCAAGTTCTACAACAAGGCTTCAGCGCCAACAGTCGGTACGGATGTTCCGGTTATGACCATTTCTATTCCGGCTTCCGGATCAGTTTCTGTAGAGTGTGGTGCAATGGGGCAGAGGTTCGCTACCGGCATAGCTCTCGCTATTACTAACCTAGCGGCTGACAGTGACACTACTGCTGTGACTGCAAGTCAAGTCAAAGTAGCAACGACTTACATTTAAGGAGATATCATGCAAATTCAAGGCATCGTTGGGGCGCCAGCCAACTCACTTTCCGCCGGTTCAACTCCTAGCGCACGTATGGGTCAACTCGGAGATCTCATTGTTTCTGAACTGCATGGTCGTTACTATGAACAGAATAAACAGGGAAACCTGTATTCTGTTGGTATGACTAGCACAGCCTTGTCCGCAAACACCGTCACACTAACCGCCACGACTACTCCCATTATTGGCGTGTGGAATCCTACGGGATCAGGTAAGAACTTGGTTATTCTGAAGAGTAAGTGTCTTATCACCGCAGCGGGCAACTCTGCAGTGGCTCCCGGAGGCTTTGTGTGGGCTACGTCCGTTGGTAACGGAGCTATCTCCAATGGGCTTACTCCGATGAATCGTTCTACACTGCAATCTTCTGGTTCTGTTGCTAAAGGCTTCAATATCACAACCGCACTTACCGGGCTAACTAATAACCTGACTATTCAAATGTCGTCCGCATTTGGTACGCTCATAGCTGCTCAAGGCGCTACTGCATCCCCAATTATCTCTGGTGACGGAGTAGAGGAATTCGACGGCGGGCTTATTGTTCCTCCTGGGGGTGTTCTTGCACTACTCAATACTGTCAGCACTACCACAGTTAACGTGGCATCAGCATTGATGTGGGAAGAAGTTCCAATCTAAGGAGTTGCCATGAACTATGATCCTTCACAGGTAGGAGTTCCATATGTCCGAGCTCATCGGGTTACGTTGGTGTGGCCGGACTCTATCGAACGACCCTTGCCTCATGCTACGATCGAACAGTCCTTGGCCGTTAAACTGGCGGACGGTACGATTCGAACGTTGGAGGAGATGTCTCCGATCGAAGTGGAACTAGACTTCTCTAAGCACGGGAACGATCCGGTCCCTCTTATCAGCCCAGAAAATGCCGAACCTCTGGGCACGGACACTAACCTGAATCAAGCTATGTTGGCTGTCCTCGCTTTGGTTCGTCAATACCAGATCATCGCTCAAGGGTAATCTATGTCCCTACTACTTCTGTTCAACCAGAGTAGTGGGGGTGGCCCCGTTACCCGAACCGTCCCCTCGTCCCTAGATGCGGCGGTTCAACAATCACTAACGGCTACTTCTAGCCTAAGTGTTGCAATTCAGCAAGCAGCGGTAGCTACTGCTAGCTTAAACTCCGCTATCCAGACCGGAGGGAGTCAGGCTACCGAACTGAATGCAGCCATCCAGTCGGCTTCTCAAGTCTCAGTTAGCTTAAACTCCGCCATCCAGTCGGCACGTACTGCTACGCTGTCGCTAGACTCCGCCATTCAGGTCGACGCCTTATCCCAGTCTTCACTGTCTGCGGCAGTTCAACAGGCTTTCAGCGTCAGTGCCTCTCTATCTGCGGCTATTCAGGCATCCTCGCAGGTGTCAGCGTCACTAGACACTTACATCCAAGCGGGAGCAACGGTATCTGTTTCTCTATCTGCGGCAGTGCAGGACTCGGGGAACGCAGCTACTTCCCTGTCCGCGGTAGTACAGACTCAGCAGAATGTCACCAGCTCACTAAGCGCGGGCGTAGCTGTACCACAGTCGAAGGTCTCTTCCCTTAGCTCCGCGATCTCAGCTCAGCAATCAGTACTGACCAGTCTGAACTCAGCCATTAGTGCTGCTTCTACCTTGTCTGTGGCTCTTAACACCTACATCGTCGATAATAATATCACGATTAGTGCCTCTGACCTACAGATGCTAACGGAAATCTGGACAAGGCTAGAACTAGATGTCAACAATCCTGTGTCTATCACAACTACTACATTGGACACCGGAACTATTCACCAAACCCTATCGGATGGAGGATCTACCCGTACGGGTTCCTTGCTTCCTTCTAATAATGATCCTTCTACCATGATACTAGAAATCTGGCAGCGTCTGGGTTTGGATGCAGCTAACCCGTTGGTTCAGACTCCCACCAGTATTCAGTTCGGGGGGATTCAGTGTGTGGTAACTGAGTCTAGTGGTACAGTAACGGTGACCCGTCAATGAACATCATTGCTGACTCCATCGCTAAGATTGGCGTAGGTTTCGGGGTTCAACACACTGCTCGTCTAGGTCTTGCAGATGGAGGCGGTCAGGCTCGCTCAGGTTACTGGCGTCTTTTCTTTTATCAGATGCAGGAAGAAGCACTGAGAGAAGATAAGAAAGAACAAGAAGTAACGGAACAAGAAATAGTCATTTCTAAAGCGAAAAAGCGCGTACAGAAACCTGTTATTACGAAAAAGCAACCTGTCAAAGAGCAACTCAGTGTAAAAACCGTACCGCAGCCTAAGCCTACCACACATGTGCAAGCGCCCGAGGTGCGCCATACAGTGCTCGACGCAGCGTGGCAGGCTACTTTGTACCTGCGCCAACTGCTTGCAAGTTATGCCCCGGTTGCGCTAAACTTGGAGCTCGTATCTGAAAAGCGTCGTAGGCAACGTCAAGACGATGAACTGTTGCTTTTATTACTCACATAGGAGATTGTTATGGCAAAGTTTGAAATCACGTGGCTAGGAGACGAAAAAGAAATCGTCAACAAGCACGACTGCGATACGGTAGAACAATACATTTCCAGTCGTTTCGGTGACACATTCAACCCGGAAAAAGCGACAGTCGCCTTGGTAGAAGAAAAAGAAGAATCGAAGCCTGAAGTGAAAGCGACCGCGAAAACTTCGTAGGCTAAAAATAAGTGAGCGACCGCCAGCTTTCACAGTTCGTAGCAGAAACACGCGAAGAATTGCGTGTTATCAAGGAAGCCTTTGTCTCCACGAACTTTGAAAGCCTCACTCAAGTCGGTATTCTTCAAGGTCGTGCCCGTGAACTGATCAGTTCACTTCGCAGACTTGAACGTATCATAGAAGAAAACATCGACGAATAAGTTCAGCTACCGCACTTCACGACGGTGAAGGAAGTCAGTCTCCGGCTTCACGCGGTAGCTTTTTATGGAGACTTTATGGAGAATCGTTATGATTCCTGCTGCTCGTTTGGAAGAAGCCTTCCCTCAAGTTGCTCCCGGTGTCAAACCACTGGGCACCCGCGTAATTGTCCAACTGCGTACCGTTCGTACCAAAACGGCATCTGGTATTGTCATTGTTGACGAGACCAAGCAGTTCAACAAAGCAATTTCGCAGGTAGGCAAACTCATTGCTATCGGCCCCATCGCCTTTCATAATCGCGACACTGGTCAGTTGTGGCCGGAAGGTGTCTGGGCAAAGATTGGTGATTTGATTCGTGTTCCACGTTACGGCGGAGATCGCTTCGAGCGTAAGATTCCGGGAAGCGAAGACACAGCTCTTTTCTGTATTTTTCAGGATCACGAAATCATTGCTTCTGTTGATCCCGAGGCTTTCGAAGAACTGGATGAGCTCCTGTGAAAAATCAATTCGTACTTACACTGGAAGTGGACGACGTTAATCTTGTCCTGTCTGGTCTACTAGAACTCCCCGCCAAGGTTTCACTCTCCGCGATCCAGAAGATCCAAACGCAGGTCAGTGAGCAAGCTGCTCTCATGCAACAAACTGAAGGGAAAGAAAATGTCTGATATTTACGTCAATGAAGAAGGTGAAATTGTCGAGAACCCTGTACTAGAAACCAACACGGAATCCCTCGACGACGAAGACGACGAAGGTTCCAGCGAGGGTTCCGGTGAAGGTTCCAACGAGGGTTCCGGTGAAGGTCCCAACGAGGGTTCCGGTGAAGGTTCCAACGAGGGTTCCGGTGAAGGTGACAGTGACGAAGAGCGCGAGGCCATTCGCCAGCGTCGTCGCGAAGAACGTCGTCATCGCAAGGAAGCGCAACGTGAGCGTGAAGACACGCTCAAGCGAGAACTTTCCGCTAGCCAAGCACAACTGAACGAGATGCGCCAGCGTCTTGAGTCAATCGAGCGTAACAATAGTGCTAATCAACTGGCTCAGCTTGATTCGGCGATCAATCAGACAGAACAAGGTCAACGTTTCTTTAAGGAACAGATCGCAACAGCTACTCAGGCCGGTGACGGTAAGGCAGTCGCTGAAGCCACTGAAAAACTATACCAACTGAACCAGCGTCATCAACAGCTTGTCAACGTTAAGACTGCGTACGCGCAACGTCAGCAGCAAGTTTCTCCGATTGATCCGCAAGTGCGTATTCGTGCCGACGAGTGGGTTTCCAAGAATTCTTGGTACGACCCCAATGGTGCAGACCTGGATTCCCAGATCGCTCGTCAGATTGACGATGCTATGCATCGTGAAGGTTGGAACCCTCGTACGCAAGAATACTGGGACGAACTTAACAGCCGTATCAAAAAATACTTGCCACATCGCACACCTCGTGGTAAAGTGTCACCCAATAAGCCGAAGTCTGTCGTTGCCGGTTCCGGACGCGAAAGTACTCCGACCCAGAACAAGGGCGTCTTCCGCCTCTCTCCTGAGCGCGTTTCTGCGCTGAAGGAAGCAGGTATGTGGGACGACCCGAAACAACGGGCCGCGATGATTAAGCGTTATCAAGAATCCGACAAGAAGTCTAAGGCATAAGGAGCGATCAGAATGAGCGAAATTAAATCCACTGGCGACGACAAACTGAAAAAGTCTGTCGAGTCCACAAATGTTCGCGGTGATCGCGTTGAGGGTGATGCTGAACGCACCCAAAAGGACGGTACTGCTCTGTCCATTGCTGAGCGAATTGCTATGATTCGTTCGGAATGGAATCAGGAAGTGCTTCCTACTCCCCCGAAGATTGAAGGCTGGCATACCTGCTGGCTTTCTACCACGAACTCCGCTGACCCGATTTTCAAGCGCGTGCAGAAAGGCTACGAGCCTGTTCGCGCTAGCGATGTTCCGGGCTTCGCGCAGTACAAGGTTACACAGGGGGAATTCGAGGGTTGTATTGCTTGCAACGAAATGCTTCTGTTCAAAGTCCCTGAAAAAATTTATCAGGAAATCATGCGGATTTTTCACTACGAACGTCCCATGGAAGAAGAAGAGATTCTGCGCAACAACGCCGTCGACAACGTGAAACAAGAAGACAGCAAGGGTCGTGAGCTTGTTGAAGCCGAAGGCTTTGATGCTCTGGCTCGGCGTGTCAAACCAACAACTTTCTCCTGAGGATCTGAAGAATGAGCCTTGTTGCTTCTCCCTTCGGCTTCGCACTGCGCAAAAACCCTTCTGGTCAATCGCGTGCGAGTGCCTACACAATCGCCTCCGGCTACGGTACTGATATCGGTTACGGTGACTTCGTCATCCTGAACACGAACGGTACAATCGTCGCAGGTGCCGCCAACTCCGATACTATCGGTCAATTCGCCGGTGTTCGTTTCACAGACGCTACAGGCAAGCCGTGCTTCCAGAAGAACTGGCCTGCTGGCACTGTCGCAACCAACATCGAGTGCTACGTCTACGACAACCCGGACGAAATCTACGAAGTCCAGGTCGCTTCCGGCGGCTCTGGCTATGTTCAAGCTGCAATCGGCGACCAAGCCGACCTCGTCACTGGCACAGTCAACGCTGCCACAGGCCAAAGCGCGCAAGCTCTGAATGCCACGCTCAAGGGTGCCGGTGTCCAGGGTCAGTTCCGTATTGTCGGTTTCGGCAACGACGGTGTCTATGACGCCACACTCAACCCCTTCCCGACTGTACTGGTGCAGAATGCTCGTCACCAGTTCGTGTCTGCGAAGACTGCCATTTAAGGAGACCGATAAATGTCCGGCACCATTATGCGCAGTACTCAGTTCAAGAATATCGTCGAACCGATCCTCAATCAGTCGTTCGACGGTGTTTACGACCAGCGCACCGACGAGTACAAGCAAATTTTCGCGACCGAAACTGGCACGGCCCGCGGCTACCATGAAGAAGTCATGTTGTACGGCATGGGCGCTGCACCGATCCTCCCGGACGGTCAGCCCATCACCTACGACGAAGGCGGTCAACTGTACGTCAAGCGTTACACCTATGACGTCTACGGTCTGGCCTTCGCCTTGACCAAGGTTCTTGTTGAAGACGGTGATCACATCCGTCTCGGCACCACGATGTCCAAACACCTCGCCCAAGCCATGGACGAGACTCTGGAAACCGTGACCGCCAACCACATCAACCGCGCCTTCACTTCCGGCTACAACGGCGGCGATGGTGTCGCTCTCTGCTCCGCTTCCCACCCGGTCATCGGTGGCACTCAGTCCAACGTCCTGACGTCGGCTGCTCTGTCCCAGACCTCGCTGGAACAGGCTCTGATCACACTGCGTCAAGCCCAGGATTCCCGTGGCAAGCGCATCCGCTTGACCGGCAAGAAACTGGTCGTCCATCCGTCCAACATGCTGACTGCCGAAGTCCTCCTGAAGTCGGTTCTGCGTACGGGCACCAACAACAATGATCTGAACCCCATCAAGTCTTCGGGTTCTATCAATGATGTTGTCACTCTTTCGCGTCTGACCTCTCCGACCGCTTGGTTCATCCAAACCGATGCTCGCAATGGCCTGAAGGTTCTGTGGCGTCGTAAGTTGGAAAAGGCCATGGAAGGCGACTTCGAAACCGACTCGGTTCGTTACAAGGCCACCATGCGTTTCGGTTCCGGCTGGACCGACTGGCGTGCCATGTTCGGCAACCAAGGCGTCTAAGCCCTGTGAGGGGGCTTCGGCCCCTTCCTTTTTAAGGAGAAAATCATGGGCTCTTACGCTCAAGGCGCTCAGAAAGCTGGCTCTACTCCCGGCGACAGCCGTGATTCTGGGTTCGCTATCTATGCCAAGGCTGTTGATATTCAGGCTGGAGGCCAAGCCTCTGCCGACTTCACCGCGTACCTTCCCGATGGCTGTGAGATTGTCGATATCCTCATGGATACCGTCACCGCGCATACCTCGGCGTCAGCTACGTTGTCTGTTGGTACGACACTGGGCGGTACGGAAATCGCTCCGGCTACCAGTGTGGTCAGCGGCGGTCGGGTTCGCCCGACTTTCACCGCTGCTCAACTGACGTCCATGCAGTCTTTGGTTCACACCAGTGGTCAGTCGGATACCCCGGTGTATCTGCGACTCGCTCTCGGTACACCTACTTCTGTAGGTCTCACGAAAGCGGTATTGCTCTTCTCACCGAAGCTGTAACAACTGGGGGGGGGCTTCGGTCCCCCCAACTTGCATTGAGGTTATCATGGCTGATAAGATTGGCTACAAGAAGGTTGACCAAACTGCGGGGGTGCAAGTCAAAACTGGACCTGCTGGTCTATTTGGCTTGATTGTAGTTAACTCCACTTCGGGTTCAATCACCATTTACGACACAGATACAGGTACTCCCACAGGTAACATTCTGTACGCGAAAGCCTCTCTAGCTCAGGGTGCTGACCTAGTTTTCAGTGGCATCGGTATGGCGGCTCAGAATGGTATCTACGTCGTAGTCGGCGGCACCGCGACAGTGAACGTCCTCTACACCTAAGAGGGTCTCATGGCTACATCCGGCACAGTCGGCCTAACTGTTATGGACATCGACAAGATGATGTCCAAGGCGCTTCGTCGTTGCGGGATTGCACCTGAAACGCTCACGCCAGAAATATCTGATTCGTTACGCGAATCCTTGTTCATGTTCCTGGTATCCCTGAGTAACGAAGGGCTTAATCTTTGGTGCGTAGAGCAGAATCTGCTCCCAGTGTTCTCCGGCAAAAAGACTTACGATACGCCCATCGGCACAACAGACGTTCTTAACTTGTTGTTTTGCGTACCCAGCTTGGTCGCTGTAGACTCATTCTCTTCGAATGCAACGTCTAAGACGGCAGTGCTTGCTGCGAATGCTTCGATCGTTCGGTACGCTTTTCGTCTAGATTCTGTTCCAACACAACCTATTCTCGTCGAGTACTCGACGGACGGCATTAGCTGGAATAACCTGAAAACAGTGCAGGTCGCAAATTTGGAACCGACAGGTTTCTATAACTGGTTCGAAGTTGATCCAGTGATCTCTGTTTTGCAGTTCCGTGTTTCTTCTACGGCGGCTGTCGCTGTGAACAATATCTTGCTCGCCTCTTCTGCGCGTGAAGTGCCGATGTCTGCATTCAATCGCGACGACTATTCCGCACTTCCGAATAAAGAATCACAGAGTTCTGTGAGTCTGAATTTCTTTTTCGAGAAACTCATTGCCCCGCGCATTTCACTGTGGCCGGTGCCCAACGAAGATACGAACTACCTAAAGCTGTTTCGCTACAGACAGATTCAAGACATCGGGGACTTGACCAACGAGATCGAGATTCCGACACGATGGCTTGAAGCCGTGAACTGGCAACTCGCTTTACGTGCGTCATTTGAAGTACCGAACGTTGATCCAGCTCGCCGTAAAGAAATCGGAGAAATGGCGGACAGATTTACACTCACTGCTGGCTCTTCGGAAGTCGACGGTTCCCCTGTATTTATCGCACCCAATATTCGCGGATACACAGGAGGCTGACAATGTCTCTCTACCGCCCGGTCAAGCTAGGTGGGAACACGGTCGCTGTTGCAATGTGCGACCGTTGTCGTTTTAAAGTTGATTACGACTCACTCTCACCAGACCCAAATTTCCCTGGATTACGCGTCTGTCCTGATTGCAAAGACAACAAAGATCCATACAAGCTCCCTGCGCGTAAGACAGAGGTTATTACCCTGCGCCACCCGCGCCCTGACGAAGAACTGGTGTAATCATGGCTGAAGTAATGACGTATGATTCGCTCACTACTGATATTCAAACTTACTGTGAGCGAAGCGATGACCCGTTTGTTTCCCAAATCCCGCGTTTCATTATGATGGCGGAGAACCGTATTGCCAGTGAGAAAAAATCTTTCGGTCTCTTGCGTACCGTAACGGGGGTCATGAACGGTAACGTGATGCAAAAACCTGTTCGCTGGCGCAAAACAAAGAACATCACATTGATCACTTCAACAGGTCGAGTGACGTTGAAGTTACGCGGTTACGAATATTGTCGTGCCTATTGGCCCGATCCATCCAAGATTGACGTCCCCGTGTACTTCGCCGACTACGACTACGAACATTTCTTTGTTGTGCCGACACCTGCACAAGCGTACCAATTCGAGCTACAATACTACGAGCGGCCAGAGCCTTTGGACAAAAGCAATCAGACAAACTGGCTGACGCAGTATGCACCACAACTTCTTCTTTACGCTTCGTTGATAGAAGCTATGCCGTTCTTGAAGACTTCCGAACGTATGCAGGAATTTCAAGGTCTCTACATGGCCGCTCTGAATAACATCGTATCGGAAGACCAAGAACGTTTCATCAACGCTTCTTCTGTACGAGGTTGATTCATGTACAACGACGTATTCGGTTCCAGTACGGTGCCGCCTTCTCAGAACACTTACTTGTCGCTGGTATTGACCGGCGACGTTTCTTTTGAGTGGCCTTGGAATTCGGACAGTGCAAGTCTTTCTGTTGCGAAGATCATCAAGGTTTCCGGTGTAGCAGCAAATCTCACGCTCCCAAGTGCAAGTGAAGCTGGTGTAGGCGAAGATTTCTTGGTCCAGAACGTCGGCGCAAATACTGTCACATTAAAGGATCTAGGTGGTAACACGGTCGGTACTGTCTCAGCAGGTACAGCCGGTTACTTCTATTTATCCGACAATACTACGGATAATGGGCAGTGGAGTTTCATCGCGTTTGGAGCTGGGGCTTCTTCTGTTAGCGCAGCACAACTGATCGGTTATGGTATCAAAGCTCTTGGTGCTTCTCTGAATCAATCACACCCTGTTGCTCTCATTAGCACAAACACGACGGTTACGTCTTCTCACCGCGCCTCCCTGTTGGTGAACAACGGCGGTAATATCACATTGTCGTTGACCGCAGTGGCAACCCTCGGTGATGACTTCTTTGTGTTCTTCCGTAACGCAGGAAGCGGTACGGCCACGATTGATCCAAATGGCTCCGAACAGATCGATGGTCAAAGTACAATCACTGTTCAACCCGGCGAATCCCTCGGTCTTTTCTGCTCAGGTGCGGAGTGGTATTCAGTTGGTTACGGTCGGAGTACGATCTACCAATTCAGTCAACTAGTCAAAGACGTGTCCGCAGGTGGCACATTCACGCTCTCTAGTGCAGAAGTGGCGAACAAACTTCTGACCTTTGTCGGTAATCCAGCAACCCCTGTGACAGTTAATGTCCCTGCTGTGGTTTCAGTGTACTATGTTGACAGTCAGTTGTCAACGACACAGGCTATCACCTTGAAAACTTCAAGTGGCACAGGGGTTTCTGTTCCGCAATCGTCTCGTATTATTGCCCTGTGTAACGGAACAAACGTTGTTTCTGCACAGTCTGTTCAGGCTTCGACAACGATATCAATCGTTGACGGCGCTGCTGCTTCTCCGTCTCTTAACTTTTCTTCGCAGACCAACACTGGCTTGTTCAAGTCTGGGACAGGACTGGGAATAGCGGTCGCTGGCAGTGCTCTCGTTGATGTCCAGAGCACCGGGACTACTTTTAACGGCACATCGCCGGTCGTATCCGCGAAGATTGGTCCTTCGACTATTCAGCAGCATACTATCCCGGCTGTCAGTGCGGACACACTAGCCCTCATCGCAGCCACTCAGACACTGACCAATAAAACATTCAACCTGACAAGCAACACGCTTACAGGAACGTTAGCTCAGTTTAATACAGCACTTTCCGACGATAACTTTGTCTCTCTCACGGGGACAGAGACACTGACCAATAAGACACTGACCACTCCGACGCTGACCCTGAAGCAAAGTGTATCCCCGACTCCCACGGTCAACGGAGATATTCAGTGGGATAGCGACGGATTTTTCCTTTTGGTAGGTAACGGATTAGGACAAACGACTATACCGTCTGTTTCCTCCGCTCATACGCTCACCAATAAGACACTCGACCTGACAAGTAACACACTTACAGGGACATTGGCGCAGTTTAATACGGCTTGTTCTGACGCCGACTTCGCTTCCTTGACGGGAGTTGAAACGCTCACCAACAAAACGCTCGGTACAGGGTCTACGTGGAACGGTTCCGTGATCGGAAACGTGTACGGCGGTACGGGTCAGAACTCTTCTGCTTGGTCTGGTATTCCGAAAGTATCTGCTGGAGTATGGTCGCTTGCCGCCGCTGGTACTGACTTCTTAAGTCCTTCTACAGGTGTTGTGAAAGACTCTGCAACTGGAGCAGCCCATATGCCGAGCGGTACGACGGGTCAGCGACCGGGGTCTCCTTCATTCGGTGACACTCGGGCAAACAGCACAACAAATGCAATAGAATGGTGGAACGGATCATCGTGGACTGCGATGGCTATACTCGACGCAAGCGGTAAGGTACCTACGGCGCAGCTTCCCGCACTTGCTTCGGAAACCTTGTTCTACAAGACTGATCCGACTACCGTAGCTTTCACCAAGACCGGAGCAGGTGCGGCAACAATCAAATCCGGCACTAAGATTGTCGTCGGTGGTACTGCTATAACCTTTGCCAGTGACACCACCATCACCATGCCTAGCCTGACATCCGGTACTGATTACGCGATTTGGGTCAAGGACGATGCCACGATTCAGGCGACTACCGATTTCGTCTCACCGCCTAGTGCCGGCAACTGGCGAAAGATTGGTGGTTTCCACTACGCCCCCGGCGGAAACGCTACGGCCATGTCCGGGGGAGACGCTACGCCAGCAATCAATGCCTACTCATTCTGGGACTTGAATTTCCGCCCGGCCGCTGTAGACCCACGTGGTATGGTTCTTGTAGCCGATTCGTTTTGGGCTGACATCTACCTGCTTGGCGTGGATCACCTAACTAATGGCACTAGTAAGTATAACGTGACCATCGCGGACGGTTCAAGTCCTCCGAAAATTCCTGCCAAGTTCGGCGGTAACGGTAGCACGACGTACTCTACGCTTACTTGGTGGGAAGCCAATGAGGTGCTTCAATCTTGGGGTAAACGTTCTCCGACTTATGATGAGTTCGCCGCGCTGGCTTATGGTACAACCGAGGCAACATCCAGTGGTGGCAGCGACGTACCGACCACTGGTGTGAGCGGAACAGGGGCGACAAACCCCTGGAACAAATTTACTTCACGCTGGGGTGTCATCCAAGCCACTGGCTGTATGTGGGTTTGGGGCGGCAACTTCGGCGGAGGAGCGGCCAGCGGCTGGACAGCCAACACTGGCGGGCGTGGTTCCACGTATCAAATGGAAAACGTCGCCACCTTTGGTTGTAGCTGGGGCTATTCAACCGAGCCGGGCTCTCGTTGTTCTAGTTGGAATAGTTCCCCTACAGCCTCGTACAACTCAGTAGGTGCGCGGGGCGTCTGTGACCACCTGATTATTAATTGAGATGAATGATGCAGATTATTAATACACGCTCTGATCTGGACGCAATTGCTGGGACACCGGCGCATGCCTCTTTTATGGCGATGCTTGCAGGCAGTTTGTGGCGCTTGGAAAAAGACGACGTGGCGCAAACGTGGCGCGCTGTCGAGGATAACACCACAATCGAACGTTTCGGTTTTACACGTGCAGACTTTCCAGATGTCGTAGCCCCGCAACTGCCAGTCTACGTAGCGCCTCAGACTGTTGTGTTCAGTTGCACCTCTTGGCAGATTCGCAAGGCGCTAAATGCATGGGGCTTGCGGCAAGTTGTTGAAGATGTCGTGGCGTCGTCAAGCAACCAAACACTTAAGGACGGTTGGGCGTTTGCTACTGAGTTTCGGTCTGACGATCCTTTTGTTATCGCCCTTGGGGCCAGTATCAACAAGACAGAAGCCGAAACGACACAAATGATCCAGTATGCTTCTACGCTATGATGCGTCACCTGATCTACCTTCTCGCTTCGTTCTTGTCCCGTAAACCTCCTACACGAGCGATGAAAAAACTCCTCTGGCTCTTTCTCTTTCCGATCAATCTGATCTTCTCGATTCTATGTGTGATCGTTTCCCCGGTAGCGGCACTGTTCGTCACCTATGATCGTCGATTCCTGCTCTCACCGTTTCAATGGCTTGACACTATCGATAACGATCTTGGCGGTGACTCAGGCTGGAAGGAAGAGCATCTAATTGGATCGGACCCCTACGCTTACATCAACCGTACTCGTTGGTTGATTCGGAACGGTGGTAACAAAATCAGCTACGGTGCGTTCGGGTGTCGTGATTCGCACTTTATCAAGGAAGGTGAATACTACTGGCAAAATATCTTCGGGTACTGGCTTTACCGTCGCCCAATTTGGATCACCAAGACACGCTTCATCGACTTGTTTATCGGCTGGAACTTGCCGGGAGCAAAGTACGGACGGGCAAAATTTACGTCGTCATTTCGGTTGAAGACAAAAATATGAGCGACGCGGGATTGACATCTGATGACAGACACTTGCTAGACGACCTTGAGAGAGTTCGTAATGTGTCTACTTCAGGTGGTATCAACAAGAATGACGACATTGTTCTGGTAGACGCTACCTCCGGTGCAGTGAGTCTCACCTTACCATTTGCATCGGGCGGTAAGCGTGTTATAATTATTCGGACACTCGGCGCAAACAACGTCACCATAACACCGCAGTCTGGAGAGACCATCAACGGTGCAGCGTCAGTAGTTATTTCTTCCAGCTATGCTCCTCTTCGTCTGAAGGCACTGAAAGGCATCGGCTTCATTGGGGTGTGATGTGGCTGAAATCAAAGAACTCTTTCAATTAGTCTCAAAGCCCGGAATCCAGCGTGACGGTACGAATCTGGATTCCGATGTCTTTTGTGACGGACAATGGGTGCGTTTTCAACGTGGTCGCCCTCGTAAAATGGGAGGTTTCCAGCAGATCACTGGTCGTCTCCGTGGCCCCGTTCGTCAGACACTGGTGTGGTCTAGAGGCTTGATGAATAATCTGTACGCATTTTCTTCTGGTTTCATCGAGATGGTTTCGATGGATAAGAACGGCCTCGGTGGTTACGTCGTAGATCGTACTCCGGCGGGATTTACAGTTAATCCTGACCATATTTGGTCTGTTGATACAATGTATGACGACGCTGCCGGGAGCAAGGGTACAATTGTTGTTGCTGTTGCCACGAATGCGCTCGTCAATATCGACGACGAAACTACGAAACAGGTGTATTATGGGCTCGCAGATCAAACGTCGCAATTTGTTCCGATCACTGGTCTTTCCGTTAGCGGCGGGGTTGTTTGTATTGATCCTTATCTCGTTTACTTTGGCTCAGATGGTCTCGTAGGTTGGTCTGATGTTAATCAGCCGCAGACGTTGAGTTCAGGGGATGCTGGTTTTGATCGAGTAACTGGTGCAAAAGTTGTCAAAGGTCTCCCGATCAGATCTTCTAGTGGCCCAGCCGCTTTGTTGTGGTCACTTGACTCATTGATCGCTATGCAGTGGGTCGGAGGTAGTGCAATCTTCCGTTTCACAACCATCTCTTCCCAGACGTCTATTCTGTCGCAGAATTCAGTGATAGAATACGACGGAGACTATTTCTGGGCTGGTGTAGATCGTTTCTTGGTGTATTCTAGTGGTCGTGTACAAGAACTAGCCAACAACAGTAATCAGAACTGGTTCTTCGATAACCTGAATTACGAACAACGTCAAAAAGTATGGGCTATGAAAGTACCGCGCTTCGGAGAAATCCACTGGTATTTCCCGTTCGGTGATGCCACGGAATGCACCCATTGTGTCATATACAATGTTCGTGAAAAATGCTGGTATGACAACGCAAATCCTCGTGCAGCCGGATTCTACTCTCAGGTTTTCACAAAACCTGTGATGATAGATTCTGAGTCCGACAAGACATACGCGACAGTAACTCTGACCGTTGGTTCAGGGACATTCTCTGTTGGTGATAATATCGTTGGTGTGACGTCCAAGGTGTCGTTCACATTAGCCGAAACGTTCGGCAGTAACATTTTTCGTTGCGTGTTGCATGACAATACTCAGACACCGACTATTGGTGAAGGGTTGTCTAATTTGACATCTGGTGGTGTCGGTACTTGTACAGACGTTACTCTTAACTACTCCGCCTATGTGCACGAAAAAGGGTACAACAAAATAGTCGGAGAAGAAGAAACGGCGATCATGAGTTTCTTTGAAACTGCTGATTTTGGGTTTCCTACTGGCGGCGCACAGCCTAATCAGCAGGAAGGTCTTAACCGTTTCACGCGACTGGTCAGAGTTGAGCCCGACTTTAATCAGGTAGGCGATTTGACACTTAACGTCATCGGAAGAGAATTCCCTAACGGTGTAGATAAGATCAGCGACGATTACGTGTTTAGCAGAGCCACAGAAAAAGTTGACATGCGCGAACAGCGTAGACTGATTCGTTTACGTATTACGAGCAACAGTCTTGACGGTAATTACGAAGGCGGACGCACACTTCTGCACCTCGAACCCGGTGATGTGAGATCATAATGGCAATCACAAATTTCAATCCGCAGCAGACAGCCGTGTTGGAAAAGCTGTCTCCTTTGCTCGGTGACAATAAGCTGACGTACAACGTACCACTGAACAGCTATAGTCGTGCAACAGCTTCTGGAGACTACGATGCAATAAAGACAGCTTTGAATGGATACCAGACATTCGACAAGAATGATCTCGGTGGTATGTACGACTACTTCAAGGACAAGGCCGCAGCTTCCACTGTTGGGCTCGGGTCAAGCTACATGAAGGACACTTCTGGTCTTGGGAACAAGTTGTATTTCAAGGCAGGTGACATGGATAAACTGGCGTCTGGTCTATCCGCTCTTGACACAGACACAGTTTCTTCTCTGTCACCCTTACTCGGCGGTCTGACTTCTATCGGACAAAATAAAGGCCTGAATTTCTACGACAAAACGAAACTGGGCGAAACACTTAGTCGTTACGGCGCCTTGACCGACACTGAGGCTCAGGACTTATTCAAACGTGCCAATATGTCAGTTGATAAACTGGCTAGTGCCAAGGGTACCAATTTTTACGACAAAGACGCATTGAGCGGCGTGTACGACGCACTACCTGATGTTGGTCAAGACATCAACGGCGTCAAGGTCATCGGTGCTCTCCCAGCTATTCTCCAGCCAGGAGGTGGTAACGGGTTCCAAGATCCACGTGGCGTGGTGGCTGGACACACGTACTATTCTGATCCTTGGGGTTATGCGCACGAAACGCAGCGTGTGAAGGGGACACCGTACTACTTCATTCCAAAAAGTAACTTCGACGCGACACGCTCCGGTACTGCGAACACTTGGTACTCTCCTGCGTCTACGGAAGGTTTGTACGGATACAACTACAATGGTCAAGACGGGCTCGTGTTTGATCCAAGTAAGACTAACTTGAGTTGGACTCCTGAGCGTAATAATAGTCAGTTCGCCGAACGAAAGAGCGGTGGCGGCATTCTGGGTTTCCTGAATAACCTCACTGAAAAGTACGACCCTATCGGAAATTTTGTGACGAACACAGACGCCAAAAATGCTGGATTCGATAATCGCCTAGACATGGTCAGTAAGATAGGCGAGCCTGTCGGCAACATTCTGGGAGCTGTTTTCTCAGGAGGTGTCCCGTGGGGGTCTATCCTCATGGCAGCGCAGAACGCTTCTACAGGCGACTGGAACGCGGTTGGGCGTAACGCTATCAACGGCCTAGCTTCGTATGCAAGTAGCAATGTGCCTACCGGCAGCGTGGCGGGTACTGGCGTAAGCCTCGGTAGTAATGCAGCCAATGCTGCGGCCAACCAGGCATTACTGAGTGCTGCTGTAGCTGCTGCCCGTGGACAAGACGGTAATCAGATTCTGACTTCAGCGTTGATGTCAGGTCTTGGGACATACGGCGGAAATCTCGCAGGTAATTTTGCAAGTGATTTCGGTTCACTCGGTAAGGCAGCTACGAGTTTGGGCTATAATAGCCTCGCCGGTGGTCTCAGTAGCCTTGCACGAGGTGGGAACTTCACAAACGGGATGAAGCTAGGCGCTTTGAATTCTGCATCTGGGATCGCAGCTAATGCGATCAGTAATGGCCTTGGTCTAAACAGTGGTCCGCTTTCTGGTGTGACGAACGGTGTTGCCAAGACTCTTCTCGCGAACAAGTTGTATGGAGGTAAAAATTGAGCGACATTCTTGACTACGACCCTGTCGACGATCCCAACGCTTACGGTATCTCAGACAATAGCTACTTGTCAGACGCAGCGTACAATGACGCCACGTCGTACGATCCGTCGTACTACACCAATCTGGCTAGTCCTGACCTCGGTGCTCTTTTGACGCAGGCTCTCGGTGGAGATTTCAGTGGTGTCACTGATCTCACCCAGATTCCGGGTATCTTGAATTTCACCAGTCCGACTCTGGATACGAGTTCTCTGATGATGGGCGGCACACTGCCGACCAGTGTCTTCGACGGTATGAATCTTGTACCGTTCCAAGATACATACACGGACATGGACAATGCCTACAGTCAAGCGACAGGTCTGCCGTTAGATCAACATGTCGTCAATCTGAACGGTCAAGATTATATCTTGGACGAGCAAGGTAACATTGTTGGGTATCTCGACGAAACTGGTCAGAACGAGTATTACTCAGATATCGCCAACGCTGCTGTTCAAGATGAATCTGGTGTTAAGAGTTCTGGCTCTGGCGGTAAATCTGCGCTTCAGCGTCTGGCCGAGGCACAGGCAACAAATGCGCTTCAAAAATATCAAGCGCAACAGAACGCTCAGAATTCTGGGCTTGGGCGAGGCCTCGCTGCCGCCAGTGCCGCTCTGATGATGGCTCAGGCTTTGCGCAACAACCCAACTGCCAAGGTGTCCAAACGTGACAGCACTGTCGCGAATATCAAGACAGGTGCTACAGGTTCCAAGGCTCCTCTGACTCTGTACAGGAAGAACTAACATGAGTGCTCTCTCAACGACAAGCAGCCCCAACACCCAGAACGTCGAGTACTTGTATCCAGATACCTGGACAAACCTGACAGATACAGGTTCTAACTACGCTGCCGGTTTCCCTAACTGGACAGAACAAGTTTACCAGAACTGGTACAATCAGCCGCTGAGCACTGGGATCACCCCTGACCAACAGAACGCTTTCAATACGATGAGCGGGAACAATGCTGTCGGTACTTGGGGCGGTGGGTTGTCTCAGGCCTCTGGTCTGTATCAACAGAACGCCAACTACGATCCGAATAAGATGACGCAGTTCCTGAATCCTTACACTCAGGACGCCAATCAAGCAACGATCGATGCATCTAATCGCAACTTGTTTGAGAATATTTTGCCTAATGTGAATAGTACGTTCACGGGTGCTGGTCAATTCGGCTCTAGTCGCAATGCTGACTTCACTGCTCGAGCTATCCGCGATCAGCAGATGGGTCTTGATTCCGCACTGGCGAAACAGAATGCGGCTGACTTCACGCAAGCTAACCAGAACTACTTGAACTGGGCGCAACAGGGTAATCAGTCTGCCAGCGGTCTCACTGGTGTGTCTGGTACTGGCTCTCAACTCACGCAGCAGGACATTACGAACCAACTCACAGCGGCGAATACTGGTCAGCAACTTCAGCAGACCACACTGGACAAGGGTTATCAGGATTGGTTGCAACAGCAGCAGTTCCCTATTTCTGGTCTCAATTCTATTTCGTCCGCTATTGGCAATATATCCAGGGGTGTTCAACCAAATATCTCTACCCCTGTTGCGCAACCTGACAACGTTTCCAAGGTGCTTGCTGCTCTTCAAGCTATGCAGTCTGGCTTGAACGACTCGTCTATCCAGGCTCTGCTTGGTGATCTTGGTTTCAATATCACTGGCTCTGGAGCCTAATCATGGCTGGTATTCAACCTGATCCGAATTCTGTACAAGGTGTGTTGTCTAAGTTGTTGAATGAGGACAACTACAACCCAGCTGAGCGTCAGAACATGCGCGAGTGGCGAGATGACTCACAAGCACAAGCTCTTGACACAATGCGCCTTCCTCTAGCTGATCAAGGATCTGTTAGTCGGATGGTTAGTGACTACCTTGTTCGCTATGGTGCAGACCCGCGTAAGCGTTCGTGGGATGCCGCTGCTCAGGCCATCGGTTCTGAAGGTCAGCGTACAACAGATATGGCGAACGCACAGCTGATTCGTGCACAGAAAGCCGATCAAGAAGAAGTACGTATGGCTGAAAATGCTGTGCGTGAAGCAGATAGCTTCGACAAGTCATTGCTTGGTCGCGGAGCTCTTGGTAAGATGCCTTCTCCGGAACAGCTTCGGACTGTTTATAACGGTGCGATGAATAGCGCCGCGCAAGTTGCCAAGGAAATGGACTTCCCTGATGGCGAGCAGCGTATGACATGGATTCGTGCTCAAGCTGATAACGCCGTGAAGAACTACATCGAACAGTTCGCCACGCAACCCACTGGTCCGCGAGGCAATGAAGCACCGCAAGGTTCTATGCAGCCGCAAGCTCCTCTTTCGCAGACGCAACTTGAACCGAACCGAGTCACTGTCCCTGTGTCGCAAGACGAAAAGGGGCCACTGACGGCCAATGATCGGGCAAAAATCGTCTTTGACGAATTCAACGCAGCGAAGCAACAAGTAGAGAATTCTCGCGGACAACCGGAAAGCCGCATGTATCAGGAAGGTCTGCGCAACATGGCACTGGCTCGTCAGGAGCTGATTTCTTCGTACGGTATAGATCCTGTGCGCCAAAACTTGCAACTCGGGCAAAGCGGGCAAGGCACTGGTACTACCCAGCCTACTGCGAGTCCGCCTACACAGGCAGAAATGGCCGTACCGGGCAAACCTAGCGCCCCGCAAGCCCCCGCAAATGCGCCTACGGGTGTGCCTTTTAAGGACAAAGTTCAAGAGGCACAGAAACCAGAAGCTGGGAAGGCTCTTTCCAAGGAACGCGTCGCTATGTCAGAGCTGTTCTCCAAGAATTCTGGTCTGGTCAACAATCTGTCTGCCATGACTGCACTCCTTGAAAATAATCCGACAATGCCTGAAGGCGAACTTGGCCCACACATCCAGAATTTCCGTAGTGGTCTTAAGTCTCTGGGAATTGAGGTGGATGCAGGTACGCCTGACACACAGGTGTTTGATGCGCTCGCTAAGAAACTTGCGTTAGGTATGAAATCGGCTGACGGTCAGAACTTGTTACCGGGTGCGATGTCCAACTACGAAGACCAGTTGTTACAGTCAATGGCTCCTGGTCTTTCTGGGACGCGTGAAGGCAACATGAAGCTCATGCAGATGATGATCGCTGTAGCGCAATCCAATATGCGACTGGCACAAAAAGCCAGTGAACACACTGACAAAAATGGCCTCTTGTCTTCTGACTGGTTGAAGATGAAGGAACGTTACGGCAAGATCGAAACGCTTCGTTTGCGCGATGCCTACAACAAGATCATGGGTGTCAAGGAGGACAAGTAATGTCTGATGATCGTTATTCTCTGATGACTGACGAGGACTTGGAAAAAGAACTTAGTCAGATGGTCATTGCGCCTGCGGTAAAGGCCGCGAAGGCTCGTCAGAATACCCCTGTAGACAACGAAGATTACACCGCTGGTATGTCTGGCCCACAGCTTGCGCTCGCCGGTGTCGGTAAAAAAGCCGATGACATAATCCAGGGTCTCAAGGAAATCGGCGTTGGCGCATTTGGCACCAAGGAAGAGATTGCTGCTTCTAATGCTGCTAAGAAAGAAAAACGTGCTATTGACAGTCGTCTGATGAAAAACTGGCCTGCCAACATGGGAGGGTTCGGTTTTGACGCTGCGCTGGCACTTTCAACCCCTGCTCGCATTGGCGCACAGATGGGCACCGCCGGGCTTCAGGCCGCAATGTCTCCCACAGAAGGTGACATCGATGGTGTGATGCTCGGTACTCGTGGTATGAGAGGTCTTGAAAGTGGTGTGACAACAGGGGTAATGGGTCTGCCGATCGCCGCCACAGGGAAAACCGCTGGTGGTGTCTTTCGACGCTATAACGACATGGGCAAGGAAACTATGCCGCTGGCAGATTCTGCTCGTCGACTCGGTATTGATCCGACAATGGGTTCAGTTGATCCTCTTTCCGTATTCCATACGATAGAAGCGGGTTACGCCGGTACTCCGAAAATGACAGCCAAGCAATTGAAGGCTTTTGAGACCGCCGCTGACAGAACAGTGAATGCTCCTACCGGGGTTATCGGTCAACCTGAATCACGTGTTCTGCATGGTGATAATATTCGCCAAGAAATCGTCGGTGCTGGCGAGGCTCTTAAAGGAAAAGGCTCTGAACTCTGGAAGGGTGTTGACGACTACATCACGTCCAACAATTTGCCGAACGTATTGACTCCAGATTCTCAGAACACTGCACGTACTATACTGAACCAATACGGTCAAGCGCCGCGTGGTCGAACTGCACAGCAGCTACCTAGTCAGAATAACGCACTGTATTACATCAAGGAAGCAGATGACGCTTCAGGTACGGGGATGAAAGCCTTCCGTGACATGGCGACCGCTAAGGGTATCAGTCACGCAGACTTTACATCCTTGCATGAATTGCAATCGGTCATTGGTCGTGCGAAAGAACTTGCTCGCCAAGCAGCAGAATCTTCTGACCAGAAAGCGGCGGCTAAAATGGCTGTTCGTGAACTGGACAGCATGTATGCTTCAATATCTGCCGACGTTGATCGCTGGGGCGTCACCAATCCGACAGCCATGAAAATGGTCACGGAAGCCAAGAACTTCTGGCGTGAGAATGTTGTACCGGGTACAATCAACAATGATTTGTTCATGAAAGCGAATCGTGGTACTTACGGTGCTAAGGACAATGCGTATAAGGAAGCTCACCGATTCTACTCTGATTTGGCAAACAAGCCCACAGAGCTGAGTTGGTTGCATCCGTATATGTCACAAAACGGCCAGGACATGGTTAACACATTCCAACTGATTCCTGAACTGTCCCGTGTTCTGAAAAATCCCGGCAACAATCTGACTGCCAACGGTGTCGGTAATCTTCGTGTTGCTTCAGGTATTGTCGCCAAAAACCCTAAAGATATAGTGTTCGGTTTAGCCGGACACATGCCGGGATTTGAAGGTGCGACAACCAGTCCTGCCGTTCAGCGTTTCATGATGGGTCGTAATCTTTTGCGCGAAGAAGTGCCTTCAAGCGGTGGCCTTGGACAGCTCAAAAACCTGAACGTACCGGGGCGAGCCGCATGGTCAGTTCTTCAGTATCCTCAACAAGACGCGGAAGAAACACTTCGTGGTCTTCGTACAAGGACAGGTAAATAGCAAAAACACCAAATACGTGTGTATGCGTATTAAATAATTGTCTTTCATAAGACGCACGCACGCGCCAAAATATGCTATTTAGCTGCTAGCTTAGCAGCTACTAGCAGGTAAGGTGCTAGCTGGGTTTGCTTGTGCCACATGGCTTACGTGTATTTGGCTAGCACATAGCGGCTAGCCAAAAAAATAAAAAAAATTTTTTTGTTTTTTCGAGCGTATATAGCTGCTAGTGCTGCTATGTTGCTGTTTTGTAATGGCAAAAGAGGTGCTGGGTATCTGCTAGGGCTAGCTAGCTATACCGTTTACATATTTGTCTTTCTTTTTGCGCTTTATGACCTGTATAGGGTGCCATTATACACCCCCGGTGCGCCGCTGTGTAGTATCTGTGTTGTGTTGCTATGGGCGTGGTGTTTTGCGTTACACTAGCGCAATACCTTCATAAGCGCACATCATGGAATATCAGTACAAATCTAAACCGTACGAACACCAGCACGAATGTTTTATGCTTTCTCGGACAGCAGAAATATTCGCCATCCTGTTTGAAATGGGGGCCGGTAAGTCAAAGCCCACGGTAGACACCGCTGCGTACTTGTATTCACTTGGGCGCATTAACTGTGTGGTCATCCTAGCACCGAACGGTGTTCATAAAAAGTGGTTGGAAGAAGACTTCCCGCTGAGTCTTCCAGACCACATCGAATTCAAAGCAGCCGTCTGGGAAGCGGGGAACAAGAATTCCATGCTTGCGTGCGAGAAACTCCTTGATACAGGGGAGCATCTTCGTATCTTGTGTGCGAACATCGAAGGTATGAGCTACGACGCACTTCCGAAATTTCTGAAACGTCTTCTCCTTGCAACGGACGCTATGGTCGTTGTTGACGAATCTACGCGAATCAAGTCTCCGACTGCTATGCGAACGAAACGTTTGATGAAACTCAAACCGCTCATGAAGTATCGCCGTATCCTCGCTGGCGACGCTGTGGTCAATAGTCCGTTTGATGTGTTCTCCCAGTTCGCTTTCCTAGATGAGTCTATCCTTGGCGATTCCTACCCGGCATTCAAAGCCGATTATGCGGAGATGCTGCCCAAAGACCATCCGATGGTCACAGCGATCATGCGCAAGAACAACTTGCGTCACGCTCCACAAATTGCGGCGAAAAACCCGGACGGATCGCAGCGATACCGTAACCTGGACCAACTGAAAGCTAAAATTGCACCTTACAGTATGCGCGTGACAAAAGAAGAGTGTTTGGATCTTCCGCCGAAGATCTACGAGAAACGCTACTTCAAACTTTCTGACTACCAACGAAAACTGTACAATCAGTTGGAGGACGAATGTAGGTTTGAACTTAACGACGTGAGTGTTCCAGTTCTTCATAAACTGACACTTATGCTTCGGTTACAACAATTGACTTGCGGATACCTCGTTGATCAAGACAACAATTTCATCGACCTATTCAAACACGATCCCAAGGAAAACCCGCGTGTAGCGGCTCTTCTTGAAACTGTGGAAGATATAGAAGGTAGCGTGATTATCTGGTGTCGTTTTCAGGAGGATATTCGTATTCTCAGCAAAGTGTTCGGAGACGACTGTGTCGAGTACTACGGAGAAGTCAGTAAAGACGAACGCTCGCTAAATCTTCAGAGATTTCGTAACGGCGAGGTGAAATATCTCCTTGGCACGCCTTCTTCTGGCGGTATTGGTCTTAACCTTACTCGCGCAGCAACTGCTATTTACTACAGTAATTCTTTCAGCGCCAGTCATCGTTGGCAATCCGAAGATCGTTGTCATCGTATTGGTCAAGAAGCGGACAAGGTTTTGTACATCGATCTTGAAGCTGAAAGTACGATCGACAAGAAAATTCTTTTGTCCTTGAGCAACAAAAAAGATCTTAGTGCCTTTATGCTTGATCTCAGTAATTCTGGGCAAAATATTGTGTAAAATGGGCGCTATACTGCTATAAAACCAACAAGGAAAAATATGCCAAAAGTATTTATTGTCTGCGAACCAGTGTCTCAAAGCGGCGGTTCAAAGATGGACTTCTCTCCAGCCACTGAGTACGGAGAACTGGTTGTGCTTATGAAGCACACTCAATCTCTTCTTGCCCCGGTGCCAACTGTTCGTAAACTTCGCAACGATCTTGAAAATTTCGGTGACGAAGACTACCTTCTCCCGGTCGGCGACCCGGTACTGATGAGTACCGTCGCTATGGTCGCCGGGGAAAAGAACAACGGTCGTGTGAAGTTTCTTAAGTGGGATCGTCTACAACGACGATACCTTGTTATCCAAGTAGACACATCAGGAGCAGCACAGTGAGGGGACAACCCATCATCGGTCTCTTTTACGATACCGAAACTTCAGGGCTTCCGGACTTTAAATCTCCGTCCGATGCAGTGCATCAACCGCACGTTGTTCAGATCGCCGCGAAGTTGGTCGACTTGAATACCCGCGTCGTACTAGATTCGTATGAAGCGATTGTGAAGCCGGACGGCTGGGTTGTTCCTGAAGTCGTTGCAAAAATTCACGGTATTTCAACTGAACGAGCCATTACCGAGGGAATTGATGCCAAGGACGTATTCGGTAACTTCCTCAGCCTGTGGCGCAAGGCTAACACGCGAATCGCTCATAATGAAGGTTTCGACGCCAAACTTCTCAGAATCGCTCTTTTGCGTCACTTTGATCGCGAAGTAGCGGACGCCTGGAAAACAGGTGTTGCAGAATGTACCGCCGACATGTCTACGGACATTGTCAAGTGCCCTCCGACCCCTCGCATGATTCGCGCCGGTTTCAACAAGTACAAGAAACCCAACTTGACTGAAGCATACACCTTTTTCAAGGGCGCGGCCTTCGAGAACGCGCACACAGCTATGGCAGACGTAGATGCCTGTATCGAGGTTTATTTCGGATGCAAGGAGTACCACAATGAAGCTAACTGACACAGAACTTCAACTTGTTTCTACCTTGTGCAAGAGACAAGTCGAACAAGAAGCAGTTGTCGCTGACCTAGAAGTTCAGCTGAAGCAAGCCAAAGAGCACCTGAACTATATCAGTCAGGTAGAACTTCCTAATGCTATGGCTGAACTGGGGGTTGAACTCGTAAAACTGGAGGACGGTTCCAAGATTGAAGTGAAGCAGAAGTACTATGCTTCCATTCCCGTGGAGCAACGTCAAAAAGCCTTTGATTGGCTTACTTCACATAATTACGATTCGATTATCAAGAATACGGTCAAATGCGATTTCGCTAAGGGGGAAAATGAGCAAGCCAAGGAAGCTATGCGCGAATTGATCTCCCTCGGGTTCAGACCAGTTCAGGATATGAATATACATCCTATGACGCTCAAGTCTTTCGTCAAAGATCTGATCGAACGCGGTGTTGAATTTCCTATGGACTTGTTCGGCGCTGGAGCTGTGAACGAAACCAAGGTCACGCTTGTAAAGAAGTAGACACGAACTCGAAATTCGATTTCATCACAGTATCTTTGGACGATTCTTTTCTTAAGAATATTTCGAGCTCCGACACCCATGACACGATTTATCAAATGACTTAGGAGGAAACACAAATGACGACTGCCCGTCAAGACAGTGAATACGAACAAGAGATCGTGGAGAAGAACCTCGTTGCTCCACGCATTACAAACGACCGCATCAATTCACTGATGGCTCAGGTTAGCTATCACTATAACATAGTCAACACCAGTACATTCTGTCATGCTTTCCTGCACGACAAGTTCTTCCTGGCGACTGGACACAGTGCGTGTGTGTCCCCAGAGAACTTCGATGAAGGCATTGGTCGTCGTATGGCTTTTGACAGTGCGGCCGCACTGGCGCGAAACCGACTGTGGGAGCTGGAGGGGTACAATCTGTACCAACAGCTCCAGAACGAACTCTTGAAGGTTAAACTGAACTGCGCTGAGAACGGAAGCACAACCAAGACACAAGAAGTCCATTAGTGTTTGTGCGTGGCCGGTGTATAATGCACCCACACTGTTTCCTAGGTGTAGTAACATGTTTCATCGAGCGCGGTGGTTTGGATTCCGTACCAAAGACCGAGTTTAAGTTAAGACTGGATGACTTCATCCTTCAAGACGGTCTCTAAATGTCTACGAAGGGTCGTACTGGTTCTCTCGATAAAGGACTTGACAGACCGGAAAGACAGTCAATTTCATTATTTAAATTCAGGAGTTTTCAAAATGGCAAAGTCCGAAACTGAAGTCGTTAAGAAGGATGCAGAAGCAACCGCTGTCGCCGCCATGCAGCAACAGTTCGCCGAAGACGCAAACGCAGGCTTCGAGGAAGCTGGTGCATCAGCTTACGCTATCCCGTTCCTGCAAGTTTTGCAGTCTGGTTCCCCGCAATGCAAGAAGTCTGATGGCGCTTACATCAAAGGCGCTGAAGAAGGCATGTTCTACAACACCGTCACGCAAGAGATCTTTTCCGGCGAAGACGGTATCGTCGTCATTCCGTGTCACTACACTCAACGTTTCGTCGAGTGGAAGACCCGTGAATCTGGCGGCGGTTTCGTAGCTGAGCACCTGCCTTCCGACGACATCGTCAATACCACAAGTAAAGACGACAAAGGTCGTGACATGCTGCCGAACGGGAACGTCCTTGTCGATACGCGCAACCATTACGTTCTGATCGTTGGCCAAGACGGCATGTTGTCTCCGGCCCTGATCGCCCTTTCTTCTACGGCTTCCAAGGTCTCGCGCCAGTGGATGTCGAAGATGCAAGGCATCAAGATCAAGAACGCTGCTGGTGTGTTTGTTACTGCTCCGATGTCCAGCCGCAAGTACAAGATCACCACTGTTCCCAAGTCCAATGACAAGGGTTCGTGGTTCGTGCCGAATGTTGAGCTGATCGGCATCGTTGAAGATGTGGCCGAATACAATGCGGCCATGGATTTCCGGAATGCCGTACGCTCCGGTACTGCGCAGGTTAAGCACGAACAAGCTGAAGATCAATCCAGTGATCACGACAACGCTGCGTTTTAATTAACGTCCTAACCTCCGCCGGGTAAGTGCGGAGGACAAAGCCCCCGTAGCATGAAGGTCGTGCAGTTGATTTGTAATCATCAGGTAGCGGTTCGATTCCGTTCGGAGGCACCAAACTAAATCGCATTCTGGTTTCTTAACTTGTCCAGAACCCAAGCAGTTGCCGGAGTGTGGTATACTTTGAACTGTTGGTCAAAGGGTTCCTAATTGCCCCGGTTACGTGCCGGGGTTATACTAGTTACCCACCTACAACAACCCATACAGGTGATAAATGAGCGCACAAGTCATACCTTGGTCATATAGTTCTCTCACGTCTTATGAGAACTGTGGTTTTCGCTTTGCCGCTGAGCGAATCCATAAAACCGTACAGAAGAAGCAGTATCAAGAAGCCGCCAACGGCATCGATATCCACAAGGTAATCGAACTGCATCTTACGGAAAATAAACCTCTCCCTGATGCCACTGTCAAAGCAATGGTGGATACAGCTCTTCGTGGTCGCGAAGTTAAGTTCATGAAGTTTGAACATAAACTTGGCGTTACAAAAGATCTGCAACCATGTGACTACTACGATAAAAACGATTGCTATTATCGTGGTATTCTTGACGTCATGTACGTTAATCCAGAAAACTCTACGGGCGCGATTTTCGACTGGAAAAACGGAAAACCGAACGCTTACAGCGAACAACTGAAAGCTAACTCCGCACTGGTTTTTGCGCACTATCCGCACATCACGACCGTTCATAACGAGTATGTGTGGCTCCGCCATAAAGACACTACACCGTCTAAAGTGTTTCGAGACTTCTATCAACCGATTTGGGAGCGTTTCATCAAGCGCGTTGATCGTCTCCAGCATGCTCTCGCCACAGACACTTGGTATAAGAAACCTTCAGGTCTGTGCAAAAAATATTGCCCTGTAACACACTGCGAACATAACGGGGAATTTAAACGTGGCTGAAGATTTCGAGCTAACAGACGAACAGAAGTATGCAAACCTTCTGTTCGATCTGTACAAGGGATTAGATCGTGCGTACGGAAAATACACCGTCACAAAACAAGGCGTAGATGGAAAGAAAACACAAGGACGGGCTTCCACTGAACTAGGAAAATACAAGGCTGATTTGTGGGTTGGACACCTGCACGGGGCAGCCGGTCTTGGCGTTATTCCGATCACTGATGATGCCAATTGTTCTTGGGGCGCGATTGATATTGACAAATATGATCTCGATCTTGACGAGCTCGAGAATAAGGTAAGGGAACTCAACCTTCCGTTACTTCTTCTGCGTACTAAGTCTGGTGGCGCGCACCTAACGTGTTACTTCTCTGAGCCTATTTCGTGCAAGAAAGTTCGTGCCAAACTGTACGAATTCTCTATTGCTCTTGGACACGGTGGCGTAGAAATTTTCCCGAAGCAGTCGTCGCTCGCCAGTAAACGCGATGTTGGTAACTGGTTGAACATGCCGTATTTCGAGTACAAAAACACGAAACGGTACGCGATTTTCAGAGGTAAGCCGCTCAACATAGAGCAGTTTTTGATGTTGGCAGAACGTATCAAAGTAGACGAAGAAACGTTCATGGACATCACGGTCAGCACAGAAGGCAACTTTGACGACGGCCCACCGTGTCTCCAACTTCTGACAAAAAGTGGTAAAATCCCGGAAGGCTCGCGTAACAATGCGCTTTTTGCCTTGGGTGTATATTGCCGGAAAAAATGGGAGGACGGCTGGCAAGAAAAAGTAGAAGAGATGAATGTGGACTTTTTGGAAGTCCCACTGAAATCCAGAGAAGTCAGCACTATTGTCAAGTCATTAGGTCGCAAAGAATATTTCTACCCGTGCGGTAAGTCGCCGATACAAGAACACTGTAATAAAGACTTATGTAAAAAGCGTGTCTTTGGTATCGGAGATCTTGAAGAAGAATTCACCTTAAACGTTGGTTCATTGTGCAAGATAAACACTGAACCACCGATCTGGATTATTGACGTAGAGGGTGTGCGTCTTCAGTTAGACACCGAAGAACTGATGGACCAAAACAGGTTTCGTCGCGCCTGTATGATGGCAATTAACAAGCTACCTCCACTGATGAAACGTATCCCTTGGGAGCGCATGATTCGTGAGAAACTGGAAAATGTAGAACTGCTCGAAGCGCCGCTCGAAACTAGAGTCGGTACACGAGTCAACCAGTACGTTCATCAGTACCTGATCAACACACCACTCGGAGAAACACGAGAAGAACTGTTGCTGGGTCGCCCTTGGCACAACCAAGAAGACGGATTCGTGTATTTCCGTGGTAACGATCTTATTCGTTTCCTAGAGAACAATGGGTTGCGCATAGAGCCACGTAAGATCTGGGCTTCTCTCCGTGAATCTGGTACGCAGCATCGTCAACTCGGCATTGGTAAATCAGTTGTTCAAACGTGGTTTGTGAAAGCTGAAAAGGTTGTTGTTAACGAAGACCTACCAGAAGCTGATCTTGGTGCGGAGGCATTTTGATGCAGATAGCGTCTAACCAGTTTGTCTTACTAGGTCCTCCTGGCACTGGTAAGACAACTGAGATTCTGAATAGAATCGAACAGGATTTGGTTTCCGTCGAACCTAACGAAATAGCGCTCGTCAGTTTTACAAAGAAAGCCGTCGGTGAAGCTGTACAGCGTGTCAGTGAGCGTTTCGGCTTTACCAAAGACCGACTGCCGTTTTTCCAGACTATCCACGCACTTTGTTATAGACAACTGAGCTGTCAGCGTAGTGATCTGATGTCCAGAGAAAACTACGCTGAACTAGGCGCTTTACTGGGTTACGAACTTAATGCTTCAATCAACATTGAAGACGGCGCTTTGGTTCTCCCAGATCAAGACAAAGGAGCCAAGTTTCTGTTTATAGATAACTTGGCGAGGGTGATGCGAAAACCTTTGCGAGACGTCTGGAAAGACTCAGACAGCAACACAATGTTCGCAGAAGTAGAAAGATTTTCAAATGCATACAGGGAATATAAAAAACGGAACGGTAAGCTAGACTTTACAGATCTACTAGACAGGTACATTGAATCAGGTAATCCTATCAGTGTGCGTTATGCGTACATTGACGAAGCACAGGACTTGTCTCGTATTCAATGGGAAGTTTTGCAACGTTGTTTCCAGGACTGCGAGAAAGTCACTATAGCCGGAGACGACGACCAATCTATTTTCAAGTGGTCTGGTGCCGACTTAAATACGTTCCTTAGCCTTGCCGGGGAAGTTACTGTGCTAGCTCACAGTTACCGCTTGCCTATGGCAGCATACAATAAGGCCGCGAGCCTAATAGGCCGCGTCAGGCAACGCTTCGACAAGCCTTTTACACCCGCAGGCCACCCCGGCAAACTGGCTTACGTTAGCACTTTAGATGCAGTTAAGATTAACCCTGAGCAAAGTACGCTCATCCTTGTTCGCAATGTCTATTTGCTGAAGGAAGTATACGAATTTCTCAAGCTACGAGGATTCAACTACACTGGGCGAAATGATACAAGAGCAGTCGATCAAGAGCATGTTCGTGCGATCAGTGCCTGGGAATCTCTTAGGCGTGGTGAGGCCATACCTCTTGAATCCGCCCAACTTGTCTACGAGTTTTTACGGGTTGGTACTATACTCCAGCGTGGAGGGAAATCCTTACTTAACGACATCGACAAGTCCGACGAGTATTTCACATGGGAAACTCTCCGAGATCATTACGGACTTCTTGATAAACCCGTGTGGCACAAAGCACTACTGGGAATACCGCTCGAAAAGAGAGAATTTTATATCGGTATGCTCAGGCGCAGACAGCGTCTTTCCGGAGAAGCCCGTGTTCACGTTAACACGATCCACGGTGTCAAGGGTGGTGAAGCCGACCACGTGATCATTTTGTCTGATATGTCACGAAAAACTTATGAGGAGATGCAGCGTGACCCATGTTCCGAACACAGATGCGCCTATGTCGCAGTCACAAGAAGCAAGCAAGACGTCACCATCGTGCTACCGCAAGGAAGGTACGGGTATCAATATTAAGTCAGATTTTATTTGCGCAGACGGCCCTTGGAAAGGTGAGACAGTGTTTCTTTCAGGACTGAAGTTCGAGTCTCACAGCCTCACCACTGCGTATTTTGAATACCGTGGCGAAAAAGGTCGTTATATTCGTGACCCGATTGACGGGAAACTTTACTGGGAGAAATATAATGGTGGAAACTGCCCTTTCTGAGTTGCTTCACTGGATCACGGAACGCGAAGCAATTCGTATCCAGAAAGACGTACTCGGTTCCCCGAAACCTTGGACGAAAGACCCGATCCTTCGCGACTACAAGTTTTGTAACGTACGCCGAAACGATGACCGCGTCAGTATTTGGATCCAAGAAAACTGGATGAACATGTTCAGCACGCACAAGAACCTCGCCTTTGCCATGTGCGTCGCGCGTATTTTCAACTGGCCAGATACCTTGCACGCTATACAAGACGAAATATTTTCTGAATCACCGGACCTCAATAAAGTTCGTGATAAGTTGAAATGTCGTCGCGATGTCGGTGGGCACAAGATTTTCACTGGTGCCTATACGGTATCAACCTGCGGTCTTTCTATGGACAAGATTGACTACGTGTGTGATGTCGTATTCAAACCCCTCTTGAGTACGATCAAGAACCCGGTGGTCGGTCAGTCACTCGAAGAATATTGGAATTATCTTCAGCAGTTTCAGGGCTTCTCTTCGTTTATGGCTGGTCAAGTTATTGCGGATTTGAAGTACACACACCCGCTCATCGCAGCCGCAGACTGGAACACGTTCGCACCCCTCGGCCCAGGATCTACTCGTGGCTTGAACCGTTTATACGGACGCCCCTTGGGTGGTACAATTAAACAACAGCAGGGGACGCGTGAACTACTGGACATACAGAAAATAGTCAATAGCCGCCTTGGAGAAGACATTGCGCTTCACGACATACAGAACTGTATGTGTGAGTTTGACAAGTACATGCGTTTGAAGTATGATGGCGGTAAGGTGCGGAGTAAGTATGATGGCCGAGGCTGAAAAGATTGTTGTAGCCAAGAAACACGGGGCGATTTCCGGTAAAGAAATGTTCCGTGTCAAAGGTGACCCTAATGGTTGGTGCGTTTCTGTGGAAGCAGCAGTCAGCCAGTATCGTAAATGCAAAGTGTGGTGGGAGAACTACCACAAAACTGGAGGAAAGCGTTAATGGACACAATCAAAGCCAGAAATGTGAACGATGCATTCCCGAGAGGAATCTTGTTCTTGAATTGTCGTGGTGAACGACGGGCAAGTCGTAATGGACCTGTTATTGAATACGAGAACCCCGTCAGTATCTCATACACACGCCCACAAGAGCGAGTACTGTTTGACAAAGTTCGTGACATCAACCCGTTCTTACACTTCTTCGAACCACTGTGGATTCTCGCTGGCCAACAAGATGTAGAGTTCCTGGCAGACATTGTTTCTACATTCAAAGAGTATAGTGACAACGGCGATGTCTTCTACGGTGCTTACGGGCATCGTATGCGCCACCCGAATGACCAGATTGAGAAAGCGATTGAGATTCTCAAGCAAAATCCAGATGATCGTCGCGTTGTTTTACAGATTCGTAAACCGGACGATATGTGGTATTCCGGTAAAGATCAACCGTGTAACACCGCGATCGCTTGCAAAATTCGCAATGGTGCTTTGAATATCCACGTGTTCAATCGTAGTAATGATTTCATCTGGGGTATGACCGGGGCCAACATGCCTCAGTTCAGCATCCTTCAAGAATACATGGCCGGGTGTATCGGTTGCGAAGTAGGCGTCTATCACCAGACTACCGACTCCATGCATGTCTACACGGAATTGAACGATAAATGGGAAAAAGTAAAGAACCACCATGTTCACATCACAGACCCATACCGAGAAGGAGCTGTGACATTCTATCCCCTGTTCAAGGAAACTACACGCGATAAGTTCAATTCTGATCTCATTAACTTCTTCGAAAACTACGAACGCGTTTCCTTCGATACCCCGTTCTTTGTGGAAGTAGTCAAGCCTATGTGGGAAGTCTTCATTGCCCACAAGCACTACCGCAACGGTCTTGATTTCGTCAACAACATTCGTGCCGACGACTGGCGCTTGTACACAACCGAATGGCTTGAGCGTCGTTATAACAAGGACAAGAAATGAGCTACAATAGTCTTCGTTTTGCAAGTCGTGTGAAGCGTTTTCACACCATACCCACTACTCGTGATCAGAGTCTCGCCGAGCATTCCTACGGTGTGGCTGTGATTCTTCTTCACATCTACGAAGGAAACGTGCGTCCAGAACTTCTGAAAGCGGCTCTTTATCACGATCTCGCCGAACTGGAAACAGGTGATATCCCGGCCACAACGAAGTGGCGTTCGCCTGAATTACGGCGTCAGCTCTCGCTTCAAGAAGCAGAATTTGACAAGCGTTATAACCTGACTCAGAACCTGACAGCAGAAGAAACCCGGGAGCTGAAGTTCGCTGACATGATGGAACTGTGCCAGTTCTGTATTGACGAAATCAACATGGGCAACAAGAACGCCATCGAACCTCTTCGAAACGGTGTTCAGTTCTTTGATTCATTCGAACTGTCGGAATTACCAGCGAAAGCCAAGATACTTCTGGATTCAGTCGTCTCATCTCTTCGTAGCGTAGAAAGCACATATGATAAGTGACAGCAAACAGGTCGCGGGGACGCATTACAAGGCAGACTACCAACACTGGGACTACTGCGTAGAAGTCAATGTACCCAATCTGGAATACGCGGCGACGAAATATATCACTCGTTGGCGGAAGAAAAACGGTGTCATTGATCTTGAAAAGGCGCTTTCGTACGTTGTTAAGCGCCTGGAATGTATCCACAGCTACACTGGAATCATTCGCGGGGCGCGTAAGAACGAAACACTTTTCCAGAGGTTCTGTGTAAGTAACAGTCTTCCTCAAGAAGAGATTTACTTGATCGACTGCATTATGCACTGGAAAAGTGTCTCCCAACTGATCGCCGCCACCGAAGGTCTTCGTGTCTTCATAGAATGTAAGAAGATTGAAAAGTAAGGAACTGACATGAAAGAATCTGTACGAGGTTCTGGGTGTTGAAGTGAAGACCACGCAGCGGGTTTCGGTCAGGTATCTCATGATGTTTACCTTGCGTGATCGGTAATCATTCACACCTGGTTCTTCGGACCTGTAACAGAGGACTCATTTATCTATGATGTTTCCAAACCTACAAAATGCAGACATTATCTCCATTGACTGTGAAACCTACGACCCTGACCTCAAGGAAAAAGGGCCGGGAGCAGTTCGTGACGGGTATATTGCCGGTGTCGCTATCGGGACGCGCACAGCTCGCTGGTACTTTCCTATCCGCCATGAAGGAGGCGGAAACCTTGACAGGAATACCGTTCTACGCTGGCTCAGTGAACAACTCTCCACACCTATACCTAAATGTGGTGCCAACCTTGCATACGACCTTATGTTCCTATGGTCTGAAGGTGTGCAAGTGGAAGGCCCGTTCTTCGACATCCAAGTTGCGGAACCTCTTATCGACGAAGAGAGGTTCAGTTACGCACTCGAAACACTGGCTCAAGAATACCTCGGCGAAGGTAAAGTAGAAGACGAAATGCTGACCTATATCCGTCAGCACTTCAAAGCGAAGCCGGGTCATGAAAAGAAATTCATCTGGAAATGTCCGGCTCACATCGTCGAACCTTACGCCAAAGGCGACGTCGACTTACCTATACGAATACTTGACAAGCAGTTACCGCTTCTTGAAGAACAAGGTCTGCTAGACATTTGGAAAGTAGAATGTGCCCTGCTCCCCATCCTTGTTCGTATGCATCTAACAGGAGTACGCGTCGATGTTCAATATGCCGAAACACTTCAAGCTGAGTGGGCCGAGAAACTTCGAGAACTGGAAAAGTCATTCGCGGGAATTAACGCTGGTTCTTCTACTCAGATTGCCGCAGAGCTTGACAAGCTCGGTGTGTCGTATCCTCGCCATCCCCCGACGTCAGCGATGCTCAAGAAGGGCATTATAATCGGTAATCCCAAACTCAACAGTAAAGTCCTCGCAACACTTGAAGACCAAGTACCGTTCCTTGGTGCAATCAGGGATGCAAAGAAGTACCGACATTTCCTAAATACGTTTATTCAAGGATATATCCTTAATTCGCACGTCAACGGACGTGTTCATGCGATTTTCAATCAACTCAAAGGAGACGAATATGGAACTGTTACAGGTCGCACTTCAACCGCGCACCCCAATCTTGCGAACATTCCGAATCCAGAGAAAGATCCGTATTTTTCTCAAAAGTGTCGTGGGATGTTCCTTCCTGAAGTTGGGTGCGAATGGCTTCGCTATGACCTTAGCCAAATGGAATATCGCCTCATGGTACATTTTGCGAGTACAATTCCTCGCAGCGGTGTGGAAGCAGCGCTCCGAATGTACCAAGAAGATCCAGCAACAGATTTCCACGAAATGTGTGCTCAGCTCACCGGGCTTACCCGGAAGCAAGCGAAGAACATTAACTTTGGTCTTGCGTACGGGATGGGCGTAGAGAAATTGGCCTCGTCTTTGGGGCTGAGCAAGAAAGAATCTTTGGTGATTCTTAACCAGTATCATGAACGCGCTCCGTTCGTAAAAGCAATGTCCAATAAGGCCATGGAACGCGCTCAGGCGCGTGGTTGGGTGATGACCATAGGGGGTCGCCGCCGTAGATTTGAGTCCTGGGAGTGTGCGAAGTGGGTTAGTCCCGAAGAGCGAGCCAAAGACCCAGACAAATGGAAACCCACCAGAGACAAAGAAGCTGCCATTAGGGCATGGGGTGCGGTCAAACGCGCACATACGCACAAAGCCGCGAACGCTATCATGCAGGGGGCTAATGCTGATTGGATCAAGAAAGCGATGGTTATGGGCGTACAAGACGGAGTCACCGACGTTCTTGGTATGTACCATAACACGGTGTATGACGAGTTAGGCATGAGTATAGAGACAGGTAATCCGCGTCACGAGGAAGCAGCTTTGCACATGAAACACATCATGACTTCTGCCTACAAGCTGGTAGTTCCTGTTTTGGTGTCTGATGGTCGCGGTGCCAATTGGGGGTTAGCTGGGTAGTGTGCTACAATACCCATAACAAGTATTCATACAGATAGAAAGGTGCTACATGAAAGTCCTCCTTATTGTGGTGTACATGTACAGAGGGACGACTTCTGTCAACGAATATCCAATGCAAACGTACAACGAGTGCAAGGAATACGCTAGACAGATTCACGCCAATGTCAAGGCCGGTCGAGTGAAGACCGAATGCAAACGACTAACGGTTTCCAACTCCCAGACATAGCTTCTTAACTTCAGTTGCCTGACCTTGCTTCAAGGATGGAGTTTCGTCTGGGAGTCTTTTTTGGAGATTATCGTGAGTACACTTATTGACCTGGAAAAACCAAAGCACATTGTCAGCAGACAAGCACCGTGGAAAGCCTGTCTACCGTTTGTTGAGAATTCACGTGGTGTATTGATACACCGGCCACGGAGCGGATCTACCTACAGCATCCACAAGCGCCCTCACATCGCCGTGCAGTTCTGGTGCGGTATGGTTGTCTCATCACATGATCGTCACCTGACGTTTACATCAAATCCTTCAGACGATGCTATTTTATGCGAACGCTGCGAGACAAATGCAACCAGGAATGGATTACCGACAGCCGATGAACTTGTAGGACGCCATGTCCATAAAGGAAAAGTCGTCCCTGTTGTTACTTGCTGCTCTACTTCGCAGGCCGAGGTGCTACAAGAAATCGGCGTACCAGATCGTATTACCGGACACACTCCTTCTGCTGATAACCTTTGTTTTGGGACTATTGAAATGGACGAACAGTTAGCAGCCATCCAAGGCGCTGAGGAACAAACATGAGCAGAAATGACATAACAGGGGACAAGATCAGAACCAAAGGGATCTTGTCTGAAAAAGGACGCGACAGCTACGAGCGCATCTTCGGCAAGAAGACCAAAGCGACTGACACTTGTGTCGAACACGAACAACTGCAACCACAGAAGGAGAAGGAAGATGAAGCAAAAAAGTCTAATAAGCTATAACGAATTATGCGAGTTTGTTGAACGTGGTTACATTACCGGGGTAGACCCTAAGGACATCAACGGCACGTCTATTGACGTTCACCTAGGTCAGAAGGTGCAGTTCGAATGCTACCCGGAAAGTAACCCAACCATTTCTTTGCGCGACAAAGAACAATTGTTCATGCAAGAAGTCGACATCACGAACAGTTACTTTGACCTACGGCCTAAGGCGTTTATCCTTGCTTCGACGACCGAGAAGTTCTTCTTGCCGAACGACATCAGCTGTGAGTTCAAGCTCAATAGCTCTGGCGCTCGCGTTGGCTTGGAAAATTCGCTGGCTACTTGGTGCGATCCACGCTGGCACGACAGTGTTCTAACGCTAGAACTAACCAACTTCTGCAACTGGCACACGATTCGTCTCCACCACAATGTTCGTATCGGTCAGATGATCTTCTGGCGTTCAGAGCCAGTGCCGGAAGACAAGTCTTACGCTGTTCGTGGTCGCTATAACGGCGATCATGCGACTCAGCAGGTGAAAGAAAAATGAGTCTCGTAGCTCAGATTGAGGCGGCAGGTAAAGCTGCCAGTCATTTCAACCGCAACAAGGGTACGGACGATGCCAAACTCGAACGCTGGAAAGCGATTGCGCAGAAGGGTCGCGAACAGCATACCCAAGAAGCTATCGATCGGTATTCAAAAGTTATTTTTTCTGAAACATGGTCAACGCAAGCGCAGATTGAGCAGCGTCTCGGCTATGCGTCGACTGTATCTACTCCCTTTCTCCGGAAGCTCGAGAAAATGGGTTTTATTGAGAAGCAGAATCGTGATGGCGCAAAGGTCTATAACCGAAAGCGCGGTTACGAATATAGATGGGTAAAGGGCGCTTGCGACGAGTAGTAACCGTACGGCTGGTGCTATCAATAACGCAAGAGTTTTATGGTGAGCACCTATGTAAAGATGCCGGAGAAACAATCGTGATCTCTGCGTAGGTCCGCCGAAACTATGCTCTGGTGTGAGGGCGTTTTAGGAAGGAAGAAAAGCTATGAGTAGCATAATAGATAAGCTGAGCGAAATGGAAAAAGCCGCTGATAGAGTTGAGCAGTTGCGTAAACCACGTTGGTCGGAGGCATGGGATCGATATTTCATTGCGGCATTGACCAGTATGTGTGCTAATCCCGATGTTGTGTCAGTAAAGGACGCGGCTGCGTTCGCGGCTAACATGGCAGACGCTGCGCTTGAAATAAGAAAGGAGAAGTTTGAATGAACTGCGTCGTACATATGACAGAATGTAAGCCGAACAGTACAATCGCCAGTGCGCGTGTCGCCCGGTTCATTTGCGATACACTTGGTCTCAGTCTCATTGACACCAAAGAACGAGCAAAGGACAAAGGTCCGATTGAAAAATTGATCATCGTCAACGGACCTATGGCCTTTTGTGACTTCCTGCCGGAGCTTGCTACCCTTGTCCGGCGAAGCAAGCAAGTAGTCTGGGTGCAGCAAGACTATACGATCATGCCGCCGTCAGCCAATAGTAACGCCGAATCACCGTTCCGTAAGGTCTTCGCTGAACTTAAGCTGCGCCCTGTGTTCTGGACCACATGTCGTAATAACGTCATAACTGAAGACGATAGGTACATCAACTGGAACCAACTGACTTATGACCCACATCCGTTCAGGATGCTCAGCAACAACTGTGTCCTTTACTACGGCGCCTTCCGTGAAAAGCGACAAGAGTCGTTCAAGCGGTTCTTCACAGGCACCTGCCCGATCACCGTCAGCACCACGACGCTTCGTCGCAAGAAGTTTGAGGCGATAGGTGCGAACGTTAAGTTCATCAAGCCGTTTGAAAACGTGATCAAGGAAGCATGTCGCTTTGATGCTGCGCTCTACATAGAAGACGAGCGCTCGCATCGTGAGTTTCATTCGCCAGCCAATCGTTTCTATGAAATGCTGTCAGCCGGTGTCCCGATCTTCTTTGACATACGGTCGGTGAAGATGCTGCGCGAAGCCAACATTATTGTTCCTGAAAAGTGGCAAGTAGAAAACGCTGCTGATCTTGAGCATATGTATCGCAGCACCGATCTACTAGCTATGCGAAACGAGCAACGTAACCTGTGGACGACAGACTATGTCGCAGAACTTAAGTCCACACTCCTGGAGATCTACAATGAGTTATAATCAAGACGCGCCCTTTACTATCCAGATCGACCTGACAGAAGGTTGTAATATCCGTGTTCCACGACCAGACGGCACCGAAGGACTTTGTTGGGCGTGCGGTCTCAATGGTATTCGTGAAGGCGTCGGCGACTACAAGTTCATGACGCTGGAAACGGCGGAGGAGCTAGCAAAGCAGATCAAGATCGCAGGGTGGAATAGTCAACTCTTGTTCGCTGGCTTCGGCGAGCCTTCTATGAATCCCAATGTGTTCCTGATCATTGAAGCCTTCCGACGTCACCTGCCGCGTCAGTACATGGTTATGCTCAGTAACGGCGCCAAGTTCACCAAAGAAGGGATGATCGATTCAATATTCGATGCTGGCATCAACACACTGGCGATCGAAGACTATGACGGCGGCCTCGGCGAAAAGATTGCTTGGCCTGCTTCACGCGAAGTAATGAACTATCCAGCGAACAAGGACGCCAATCCGCACCAGCGTTCACGCAAGCAGCGTCTCGTGTTCCTGACTGACATTGCAGGTGAAACCAAAGGCACACACAGCGTACTGAACAACCACGCTGGAATCGGGCTTCCTCCGAGGAAGGTGAAGGCACGTTGTGCCAAGGTGTTCCGCGAGGTGGCTGTAAAGTGGGACGGACATATTTCCATCTGCTGCATTGACTGGCGTCGCGAAACTGATTTCGGTAACATCAACCACACTGCAATTGACACGATCTGGAACAATGAAAAGTTCAAAGCTGCACGTCGAATCCTTCTCACAGGTGAGCGTGATAAGATCGGTATCTGTTCACGATGTGATCATCCATCTTACCGTATCGGTCTGCTACCAGATAAATTCGGTAAGGTCAAGCTCGAGGGCTACACCGACGCTGACGTCGCTCTGATAAAGGACAATCACATCAATCGCGTGGCAATTGTCAAACGTCCCTGGGAAAAATAATGGCAGCCGAGAATAATCTCTGGTCTTCCCTGAAGCCTCGCTTGCAGAAAGCGGGGCTTTTTCACGTACGTATAGAGACCAGTACTGGTGACGGTGTTCCAGACCTGTGGATCGGCGAAGGTGACTGGTACTGCTGGGTAGAACTGAAAGCACAGAAAGAATGGCCGAAGCGTGACACAACTAAGGTGTTTGGTCGTGACGGACTGCGCGTGGAACAAATAGCATGGCACATAGCAGCTTCGCAGAAGCGCCTACGCAGCGTTATCTTATGTGGTGTGGGGGTAAGCCATGCACGGCAAACGTTTATTGTTCCGAGCCACCTAGCTGAACACTTTAACGACATGACAAGGACGGAACTTACTGAGTATGCAGTTCCCTTGGACAGTACGCCAGCAACTCTATTGGGTTGGCCTATACTTGCCCCTAGGGGCCAACGCGTTGAGCCAGCCAAGGTGCCGTAGAAACAGTCTCAGGCCCATAAAACAAGCAATAAAAAACCCGGCCTAGGCCGGGTTTGTTTTGGGCGGTGCAGATTATTCTTCGACGACCACTTCCGGCTGATCGTCACTGGCCTCGCCTTGGGAAATCCAACCACGCTTGAAAGCGTAGGACATATAGCCAGCAGCGGTAACGACTTGAGCAGCGCCACGCGAAGAGGTGAACTTAGCTTCCTTCGGTGCCTTGCCGAGATATTCTTCGACAGAAGTGGAACCCATCAGTGCGGTGTGCAGGAGACCGCGCTCGTCGCCATCGTTGAAGCGCGCACCGTCGGCTTTGACGACACGGTAAGTACCTTCGCGCTTGACCACGGTGCGGGTCTTTTCGCCTTCAGGTTTGGCCGGTTTTTCCTTGGCAGGGAACAGGGTTTCGACGGTGGCGTATTCGCCGATACCGCCCTTCGGGAAGGACTTGGCGTCGATGAACTTCAGGTCGGTGCCCTTGTTGTGGGCCCTGGCTTCTTTCTTGGACTCGTAGATATCAACGAGGACGTTTTCGGAATCAAACACTGCGGTCTTTGCCATGATCTCTATCTCCTGAGATAAACCACTTCTTTCACGAAGCGGTGTGGATGAAGCAAACGACGATTTGGCGGTCGGCGTTTGCGGATTGATACGAGGTTGATTATCCCTCTGTATGGATTGAATTATACCGGATTTTGGCGTCAATGCAACCCCTTCTCGTAAATATTTTGGTACATCAGACACGAGGCGATGCAGTTCGTCGTACCTGTAAAACTTGTACTCGAAGATAGGCCAGACGTGTGTCTTAAACAAACTCTTGTTAAGGCCAGTGGCTTGACGCCACAGTTCAAGTTCTTGCCAGTTGAACACAACTTGCGCAACGCCGCCGAGTAGGTACACGACTTGACCGGTAACTTGCTCATCGTCGAAGTTGACGTACTTGCTCAAAAGTTTTATGACTTCGCGTTTTTCGACGATAGACATCGTGCACCTTCACAGAGATCAGGGTTGACGTCACACATGACGCAGATTTCGCGAGCAGCTTGCTCCGGGATACCGAATACGTTCTGTAAGGCTTTCCAATTAGGAACTCCTGCCGGAGCCCAGAGATCAATGCGGCGAACCGCGTCAGCAATCAGGTCAGATTCCTCGTAACCAGTATTATTGACGCGGAGCATGTTAGCAACCGTCTACATACGACACTAGAGCTTCGATGTCTTCGTTGAGAGAAGCGATCTTCTGCACCAGTTTTTTTCGGTTTAGCTTTGATCTTGCGGTGTCTTGAGTTTGGGTGTTCATTTCTTGCTCCTTGGTTTGGGTTTCAGGTACAGAGTCGACGGCGCGAGCACTTTGACCGTATCTCCGTCCATCAAGAGACGTACAGAATAGTTCGCATTTCTTATGTGTCAAATTCTCCAGATCTGTCAATGCCTTCTGCCGGATCCCAGTAGATGACGGGGTTGCGAACAAAAGGCGTCTCGACCATGTAACGCGACTTATCCTGAGTACCGAATGTCACACCATACGCCGGGTTGCTCCACGCATTGATATAACGAACGATACGATTTATGTTGTCTTCAGTAAACTCGCCAGCAACGATGCGGTCGGCGATTGTCTTGTCAATTGTTGCCATTGTTATCTCCTGTATGTGGTGAAGCAGTGAAACCGATGCAGTGTATTACGATACTTGTTGATGAAACAGTGGTGAATCGTTCTTTTTCACGACGTTGTTCTGGTGTTTCATTACTCACAATATCTCCTCAGTAAATAGAGATGTTACGGGACAAAAACTTGAGAACTCTGGTGTGACCGTGAATTTTACACTGTTCGCGAACAAGATCGTTGGCGTCTTTATCTTCACCACACAACCAGAGTCGATCTGCATCAATACAGTATTCAATCGCAAGCTGGTTGCTCATCTCGTCATCATCGTCACACAAATCGGCAGCAACGCTGTTCCAGACTCGCAAAATAGCTGGTTTGACTTTGCCAATGAACTCTTGGTTCAGTGTACAAGAAGCGGGGATCACGTTGGACACGACTTACTCCTTGTTCCAGATACCGAGGTAGATAACGCCTTCAACTTCGGGCGCGTAGCACCGGATCTTGTAGATTGCCGTTTCGTCGAGAGGAACATAGAACACGTTGAAACTTCGGCCTTCTTGCTTCATGTCTGCGATCAGTTCTTCGAGATTGGTGTTGGTGCGCCAAGTGCAAATAGACGAAGCGTAGAAATGGTGAGGCTTCGTCTTATCTTGCGACATGCTAGGATTATACTTCAGTTGATTGTCAGACATGGTTATCTCCTGTATGTGTTCATTTACTACAGGAACATAGTACCACAATTAGCGCGGCGGAAAACAAACACCAAAGCGATGTCGTATTGTTTTGAATCTGTTGACGAAGCAGTGGTGCTCGGGGTGCGTTTTAAGGTATGCCACCACGCCTTTAGCTGCTGAGGATGGGTGTGGGTAGTGGCCTGTGTTGCGCACGGTTAATTTACCGCGCCACGCATACCCTATTCGCTGGGCAGTGTTATCGAACACTTCTATCACGTAGCTCATCGTGTTTCCCTTTCTTAACGCAGTCAGCGCAAACAAAAGCGCGTTGACGTTCACCGATATCGACGTTCTTGGATCCTGTTGGGGTCCTGTAGAGTCCGCAACAGCGACATTTCTTCAGTGGTATGGAAGCGCCGAGCATTGATGGTTTCGATGCTTGCTGCGAACGCCAGTAGTTATCGGTGTTCACCATTTTCTTGAGATTAGCCACATAAACGCCATGAATAAGAGAACAATGTAAAAGAGTGCGACCATACCACACCTTAGAAAGGGACATCGTCACTGAGGTCATCGTACGAAGGACGAGACTTGGATTCATGTCGTGACCTTCGTACGAACCTACGACAACAGCGACATCTTTAATTTTCGGTGTGTCCGTTATCCTCAAGTAGCTTTGGGACGCTTGTTGAGCATAGAAAGGGCGCTCATACGACAGTCCGTACAAACATCTGTGTGACTGCCATTCTTGTCGTACGCTTCGTCGACCTTGACGCAGAGGGACACATTGATTTTCTCATGATTGACGCTGAGTACAGTCACCTGTTCCTGTTTCCCCCTGATGAAATTCGGCATAGTGGCGTAGTCCATTTCCTCGCCGCAGATGTCACAGAATACTTTTTTCATTTCCTTCTCCATTCAGCAGATTCTACAATCAGTTGTTTAAAGACTACGATTCCTTCACGATCCAGACACTTGTGGTTATCTTTGAGGCGGCGTTTAATCCTGTCTTCAACCGACTCGGTGGGCAGCGACCAACGTTGATGCCACAGCCCTTCGTACGCGGTTAGATCGTCATGCTTGAAGTCGGCCATGTCAGTGCATCCCAGAAGTGACGGGTTTCGGAGGCGCGGGTTGCTTGCGATCGTAGATAATGCGTTCCAGTTCGCTGTGTGCCATTTCACCGACTTCCATGTTGATACGAAGCAAGGTGAGGGCGATAACAGGCTTCGGGTACTCGCTGATGAGCTTCATCAGCTTGGTGGTAAGGTCGATGGTTTGAGCGCGAATGTCTTCAGATGCAACAGCCAAAAGACCTTCGATAAAGATGCGGTCCGCGATACTCATTTTATTCTCCTTACACCCATTGGATGTCTAACAGGTTGGTAGAAACAAGAAAGATTGCCGCCCAGAAAACGATGGAAGGCATTTGTTCGATAAACTTGTTCACGATGAAGCCTCCGTCATTTCATCTGTGGCAGGTAGTGCTGTGAGGCACCGTTGTAGCGGCGTCTTCGAGGATCTGTGTTGACCAAGAACTGTTTTCGCATCCGTAACAGAGAGGTTCATCACAGACCCCCTGGACCATACCCTGCATGGCGCATGGCGTGTTCTTCTTGTAATTTGGCGATGGTGGCACTGCGCCGAGCCATGAGGACGCGTAGGATAGCCAAGCGGTATTGCCACGCCACTGTGGAAACCCCTGCAAGGCTATCTTGCAGCAGGTCTTCGGCGCAATAGTGCACTGGCTCACGTTCATGCTGCTCTACGAGGTAGCGGTCAAGCTCGTTCCCGTAAAGCATGCCTTCGACAGAACCGAACCCGTCGAGCATCTCGGTCACTTCGCCTCTGATGCGGCGACTCATTTCATCGCCGAAAGCATTGGTTTCCATTTCGTCGGCACCGGGATACAAACGTGCGATGATAGAGTGGACCATCGTGCAAATGTACGGGTATTCAAAGTTCTTGGCCTTGACCCTGTCGTAGACTATACCTAGTATGGACAGTTCTAAGGAGAGTTCGTCAATAGTAGTCATGATGGATTATCCTCGCAGAAAAGGCCGTCGGCCGACATGGATTTGATTGTGTCCAACAAGTCTTTACGAAAAGCGTTGGTCTCATCTTCCAGTGTTTCTATGAAGGCGAAGCTAAAAGCCGGGTAGACACAAAGACCTTTTTCAATAGACTCAACGACAGGGTGAGTGAGCTTGTCCCTGTGGTTCTTGATGAGCAGGTGTTCAAAGACAGACCAATGTCCTTCGATAGTCTGGTGAATGTAAGCGTGGATACGATCCACGATATCAACAGCAATGTCTAACTCGTCTTGAGTCAGATCCATAGGATCGTCGTGGTAGAAACAATCGCAAATGTACTGACAGGGATTTCGGTAATTGGAGCGTGCCCTTTCAACGAGTAGATCGCTAATTTCTTGAGGTGTTCTCATATCTGTATCCTTCTGTACAAAAAGACCCACCGACCCGAAGGCCGAGGGAAAGCGGGGGAGGCACTACAGATCAGTTAATCCGCAACGAGCATGTCGTAGGCTTGGAGCTTCAGCTTTTCGCCCTCGCCGAACCACGTATTGTTCAGGGCAGCGTCGCGGGTTTTGTGGCCCGTGTGATGGTCGTAGAATTCCGTAACAGCGTTCAGCATGCCCCAATGAGTATGTCCCGCCAGTTCGTTGCCGATACTGTCCGTATTCCACAAATTAAACAAGTGAGTCATGAGATTGGCCGCGCCCGGAGTCTGGTCTTCCAGAGATTCCATCGGATCGCCAACCAGTTCGATCAGGAAGTTGATCGCCTCGTTCTTGGACATCGGCGTTTCAGCCAGCTTGCGCATGTCAACCAGGAAGTTATCAAAGGTCTCACCAGCGATGCCCAGTGTCTCCTTGACCTTCTTGGGATCAAACGAAGCGGAGTGAGGCACCTTGACCGTGTTCTGCTTGCTGTCGTGATGCAGGCTCATCGTCAGGGTGTTGTTACACACGACACGAACGCTCGTGAACTTAGCAGTCGTGGCCAGAGAGCCGTCGCACGCGGTAGTCAGGAGCAGGAACTGATCAACCTTGTCCCCTGCCAGCACTTCGTCGGAGTAGTTGGTGCGCGCCATTGCGAAGAAACGCCGACCACCGAACAGCATACCCGCAGTCTCGAGCGTAAAGCCAGCGGCACCGATCAAGTCTTCGTAGAAGTGCAGGATTTCGGTCGGTTGTACGATCTTGTACTTGGAACCAACAACTGCCAGCGGAACCTTCGTATCAGAGCGATACAGGAGGTTACGTTCGGGCATAACGATCTTGGATCCGTCGGCCAGTTCGGTCATCACATCGCCGCGTTCGATTTGCCAGTTGAAACCCGCTTCTTGGGTCCAGACAGCGAGTGACGCGTCGGGCGTCAGCAGTTGCCCGAGTCCGTGCCAAGGGGTTGAGCCTACATAAGCGAAGTGTGCCTTGCCAGAGGCGTCGCGGTGGATTTCGTGTGCCATGATATATCTCCTGTATGATTGAGGGTTAGGCAGCTAACTGCCATGTGACACAGTATGCCACCTAACCTTCCAGAGCGCAATACATTTACAAGCGATATCCACCATCAACTTTGTTTTCGGTCACGTGATCGAACGACTCCACGATTTCCTTGTCCCTGTTCCTCATCTTAGTGAAGTGCTTCATAGCCTGCCTGCGACTATACCCACTCGCTAAGAAGCGCGTGCAGAACGATCCCCCGCAAGTCAGCGGCACGCGCCTGTTCACGTCAATACTCTGCACCCACACAACCTTCCCACAAGCACAAACCATCTTCCAAAACACCCGCGTCCCCTCAACACCACGTCTTTCACCGCTACGCTTGCGCTGATCCTTGGGAACAGGTTTTGGTCTGTACGTGGGGTCCGCTCTCCGTTCCCATCCAACAAAACGCATTAGGCCAAATACTCCGTCAGCATCAACACCCGCTCGCGTCCAGTCCCTGTGTCCTTTGGGGGCGACTACACGAGTTTCTTTGTACTTCGCAAGCACTCTGTCCTTCGTTGGTTTCTTCAGGCATCCACAGTGTGTGATTATTTTCTTTTTGACTTGGTTCCAGGGTAAGGTCAGCTCGTTACCGCAAGCACATCGGCAGTCAGCCATATGTCGGCCTTTTACTTCAGGGTTATCCGTCTCTGCAAACCAGTCACGTAAGATTGTCAGGCTTGTACCAGAGGTTGAGGTCTTCGTGCGCTTGTGTATGTGTCCGTGCGCGACCGCAATATCCAATAGTTTTTCTTTCAGTGTGTCGTTCATAGTAGGCTCTTAGCTGTATAGTGTGGCTCGTGAAGGAATATTGCCGCTCAGTAGGGGGCTTGCTTATTGTGGGC